GCTCTGCGCATCCCCCGGCAGACCGCCGACAGGGGGAGGGACCCGTAGCCGGGACACCCGGCCGCCGGGAACCAACGGACACCCGCAAGCCGGGCACACGCCAGCGCATGCGAAACATAACCAACTGCTAATATACCTATACAGGGCAACACTCTACCACCCGCCACCCGGACACCCGCCACCCGGACACCCCATGGCCGCCACCACCTGCAACCCCATGCCCGGACACCCGGACACCCGCCACCACCTGCAACCCCATGCCCGGACAAAAACAGAAAATCGAAAATCCGATTGCGACTTGCAACCGGCTAATCCCTACCCGCTAGGTAGACTAACCGGGCTACCCCCATGCCCGGCGGCCGCTCATACCCAACACAAGGCCGCAATGCCGACCTAGTAGGTAGACTATACATACAATAGAAAACGCTAATATACCCCATGCCCGGCATGCGCCAAACGCGGCCCGGTTAATAGCTACACTTTTATTGTTCGCTACACGTTGACAATAAAACCGTGAACAGAACGTGAAAACCCCAAAATTGCCCGTACACGCGGATTCCGGGGGTGTCATGGGTGATTGTGTATAAAGCTACACTTGCGCGCCTACGGCCCGCTATGGCCGATTAGACGTGTATGAAGCTACACTTGGCCTAACGCATGCCCTATTTCCGATAGTCAAGAGGGTAAAGTGTAGAAAACTACACTATTTGCTTGTTAGCGGCCGCCGGGCATGCCATAAAGAGGCACGGGCGCTTTTGCCCGGACGCAAGGAGTCTACCAATGCAAGCCTACACGAAAGCCATCCTAGACCGCCACAATGGCAACAAAGCCCGTGCCATCGATTGGCTAACCATCGAACGCGCGCAAGCCGCATACATTCTAACTAACTCCCGCCACGTTCCGACTAAGGAAGAGTCGGCCGCCATTCATGCCCGGATATCCGCCGCTATCGATGAATTGCGGGAGGACAATACCAACGGCGAGTTTCTGGCGCTTGCCATCGCGGCCGCCGGGATTGCCATCTCTGTCACCTGCTACGCAATCAACCTGATTTAAGGAGTCCAGCCATGAATGACGGTTTTCACCTTAACGTCGCCATCGTCACTAACCGGGCCGCGTGGAACTCGACTCCCGACAAGCCGCGCTTTGACGTGACACATTTTTGTGCGGTCTATGCGGGCCGCGACAAAGAAGAGGCAATGCGCGTTGCGGCCGAGTTTGCCGCGCGGTTCCCGCAAGGCGACAAGCCCGGCATGTTCCAACTGTCCATGCGGGAATGGAAAGCCCGTGGCTATGATGTCGAAATGCCGGGAGCAAGCGAATGAAAACCGCCGCAAGCCATCTCCGCGCGGCTCAATATTACGCCGCTATCGGCATGCGCGCCACGGCTCAAAAAGAGCTTAGGAAGGCCGCCAGCGCACAAGAGCGGGAACAAGCTACTCCCGCGCCATACATCCCCACAAAACGCGAGAAAGCGGCCATGCGGGCCGCCTACGCACAATTCAGATATGGAGTCGCCTAATGTCTACACTGTCTTTCAAGCCGCTCTTGCCGCTCTTCAATGTCGCCGTGCTGGCATGCTGCAACCGCGTTTGGCCACAAGGCTTTGACACAAGCCCGGACGCGCCGGACTCGCTACGTCGCCTTAAAGCGGAGATGGCCGCGCGCGGCCGGATAACTGTCTACTCCGAGTCCAGCGACTCCACTGTCTTTGACTGCCGGGAAGTAAATCAGGCGTTCCGGGCTTGGCATGATTGGTGTCACCTTGTCCTAGACGCGCCATTCAATCTTGAAGGCGAGACTCGAGCATGCCGGGAACAAGAGCGGCATATTTTCGCGCGCTATGGTGACGGCGACACCGGGCAAGAGCTTGCCGCTCTACTCCGCGCGGAGGTGATAGGGCAAGCCAAGTATTATCAGCTACACAAGCGGTATATCCAGAACCAACGCGCCTTTGCCGTGGACTATATGGCGCATGGCGATTCAATCCTAAACAACGTGTACTAAGGAACAAAGCAATGAGAAAAGTTTTCAATGGCGATATGGTTTTCCACGTTTGGGCTAATCAGTCCCAACAATCCGGCCGCCGGTCTGATAACCGCGTTTTCTTTGAAGGCCGCGCCATATATTCATATGGACGGCATTACATGCTGGGTTACGTTATGCCGGACGGCGTGACCCTACTCAATTCTTCCCGATATTCGACTTCGACGGGAAAACACAAGAGTCAGACTTGGCGCGCGGCCCGTGGCACTACATTGGAGTTTCCGGATTTGACGGAACTCGCAGATTCAAACCGCCTGTTGCGGTCTAACCTTTGGTTTCACATTGAGCGGTACTTGGCGCAACACTGGCGGGAGATTAGCCCGGACTCCGCTCAATATCTGATAACGCTTGCCAAGCGTAAAACCCCATGGGAGTCCATCCGGGCAAAGCATGAAAAGAAGGCGGCCAAGATTGCGGCCGAACAAGTCAAAGAACAAGAAAAGTATCTTGTTCTAAAAGCCACGCGATACATGAATGAAGTCCCGCAAGCGGAGTTTGAAGCGGAGATAGAACGCATTTCCATGCGGGAGAATACTATCTACGTCAAAGACGATGGTGAAAGATACAAGAGATGGCGGCAAACCCGGCCGCATGAAAACCTTTCGGATATCTACAAAGACTTCCGGGCAATGCTGGCCGCATGCCGAAAGTATGGTGGCAAGCGTGTAACGGCTCACATTGAAGCCCGTACAAAGTATATCAATGCCAAGAAACGCCGCTTTGCACGTAACGCGGCCTTGTCTGATAGGCTTATGTCATTCCGAAGGCGCAAACTTGCGTTCCGCCAGTTGCTTGAACTTATTCAGGACGGCGCAACGGAACGGCGTTACTATCAGGAAGCTATAGGACATATTCGGATTTTCGAAACGTTCCACGGAGTCGATGCTACTAAGGCCGCGACACTGGCAATCAAGCTCCAAACCCGCCACGATGAATTGAAGGCGAGTGAAGAGCGGGAACGCTTCGAACGGGAGCAGGCCGCGCGCGCGGATTGGCTTGCCGGGAACGGCAATCGCTACTGGCGGGGGAGTGATGAAAACGGCCGCGCTCTACTCCGCATTGTCGGCGACGTGCTGCAAACAAGCCATGGCGCGGAAGTACCGCTTTCCCATGCAATCAAGGCGTTTCATGTAATTCGCTATTGCCGGGAACGTGGCGCGGAATGGCAACGCAATGGAAAGCAAATCCGCGTTGGGCACTTCCAAATAGATTCCATCGACTCGCAAGGTAACTTTAAGGCCGGTTGCCACAATATCGGCTGGAATGAAGTCTCCCGCATTGCGGAGTCACTAGGTCTATTCGCCGAAACTATCGGCGAAACTGAAATGCGCGCCGCTCTTACTGATTCACACTAAAGGAGTCTCAAATGGCTATTTCAATCGAACTACGTCGCGCCTTCAATCGCTATCGCGCCTTTGCATCTCCGCGTTCAAGAGCCGGGCAAATCCGTCCGGCATGGGAAGCTTTGAAGGAAGCACGGGCCGCCATGGAACAGGGAATGAAGCACTACGCTTCTAGCCCATGGCGCAAGCTGTACCCGGCCGTTAGCTGGCAAGATGGCGGCCGCCGCATTGCCTATGTGGAAAGCCCGGAGTCTTGCGGCTTACGGCTTGTCGGCCGCGTGCAAGCGGAACCGGGCATGCGTAACGGCTATTGGAGCGAGTCCAGCGGCTGGTACACGTATCCCGACGGAGAAACATACAAAGACGGTTCCGGGCTTTGCTATGGGCTTGTGTACCAATTGCCCGCGCGCGGCGGCCAGTGCCGGTTTGTCGCGGGTTATGAGTTTGGCGGCCACGATGGCGGCCCGACAATCGATTTTTCAGACATACGGGAAGAGTCCACGCGGTACTCATATCAAGTAGTGCCTGACGGCAAAGTATATCAGGGAACGGAAACAAATCCGGCCGATATGGAAACGGCTAGGGATATGGCAAGAGCGGCCGACTCCATGGCCGCGCGCGCGGCCGAAAAGGAACGGGAATATCAAACCGCGTGGCAAGCCGGGAACCTATACGGCGAAACGCGCAAGAAATATCGCGATTTGCGCAAGGTTATCTTGCGTGCCATCTCCAATATTAAGGGGAATTGCGAAACGTTGCGCGCATTGCCTGAAAACTTGCGGGAGATGCTATCGGAACGCCTTGAAGAGCTATTGGAAGAGCGGCGGGAACTATTGTCTAAAATGGAATCGCTCAAAGAAGGCGACTATGACGGACTCCAGTTCTGGAACCGGGATGAAACGTTGCAATCTGCCTTCAATGAAGGCGCGGGCATTTGAGGCCGCAAGATGAATCCAGACTGGCAATCCATATTACGCAATATCGCACGGCGACGTTGCTACAGATTGCCAGTCTGGCCGGGGGATTGCTTGCCGCGCTATGGCACGGACTCCCGGCAATATTAGCCGGATTGTTTGGCGCATGGGTTTTTCACCTAGCCAAGCCAAGCCCGGATGATGAATTAGACAAGCTAACAGGAAGGAAGTAACGCAAGCCCGGCTTTGAGCCGGGCTTTTTTTTGTCCTATGCCTACAATCGCTCATAAACGGCCGTACAACGCGATTCAGTGTTTTAGGCCATAGCCCTAGCCTAGCCATCTCCCGCGCGCGCTGGCGGCCCGTTTTGGCGGAAATATCGGGAGACCGGGCAACCGGCAACCGGGAGACCGGGCAACCGCCAGCCGGGAGACCGGGCAACCGGCAACCGGGAGACCGGGCAACCGCCAGCCGGGAGACCGGGCAACCGGCAACCGGGAGACCGGGCAACCGCCAGCCGGGAGACCGGGCAACCGCCAGCCGGGAGCCGGGAGACCGGGCAACCGCCAGCCGGGAGACCGGGATATCTAAAATTTTAATCAAATGCCCCGTAAGCCGGGTTAACCTTAATTCGTAACCTTACCAAAGCCTTAACGTTAACCCCGCGTTAACCTTAATTCTTAACCCTAACGGTTAACCTTAACGGCACCGACTCCTCGGCCCTCGGCGACCCGGCCCCGAGGCGGCCCGTCGATCCGGCCCGGAACCTTGCTGTCTGTATATAGTTTGACCTTTCGAGGGGGTCGGCTTACCTTGGAAACCTCGCCGGGTCCCGGTTCGGCGACCGCCTCCTACCTTGGAGACCTCGCCGGTTCCCTCGGCCCGAAATCAGGCCACGCCACACTGGTTTCGAATGAAGGCGAGCGCATGTTCGTAAAGCCTAATGTACTGGAAATGTTTGGCGGTTCGGACTGGAAGACGTGAAAGGTAACTTGCAATGCGCTATGAGGAGGAAATGCAGCCGACGATTCGCACGGCTGATCACCCTGACGATCTCAATACGAGGGCTCAAATGCGCGACTTCTTGGGAACCCTGCTCGCCCCGCTTCTCGCGGTCGTGGGTCTGGGCTTGGTCACTTTTGCTCCATCACCCTCGGATATCGCGCTGGCTTTCAAGCCCTATGGCACCCCGCTTGAGGTCGTAGATGGAGGCGAAGATGTTCATGCCCCTGAAACAGATATGGCCGCACGGATCAGGATCGCCCTCGGCCCCACAGCCAAGGCCAACGCCGATTGTTTCGAAGAACTCCGGCTCGCCGACGAAGCCAAGCTCGACCGCTGCGGCAAGCTGCTCTATCAGGCCCTCGCCGAAGTGAACGACAACCCGGCGGTTTTTACTACCGACGTAGCAGAGTCCCCATCCCCTAAGATGGTGGCGCAGGAGTTGAAGCTCGCAGCTACCCAAGTCTGCCGTGAACGTTGGTCCCGTGATGGTGCCATCCCGAAGGATAGCCCGGTCTGCACGATTGCGCTGGCCTCGGCTATTGATCCCGAAAAGGAATGATGGCATAGAACGAGTGTCAGGAAGAGATGGCGTGGTCGCGCCGTTTCAAATAGGGCGGTTTCAAAACGAAATTTTCGGATTGGAATCGCCCTTTTTCTTTTTCAATCGAAATTTCCAGATCGGAATCGCCATGACCGAAAAGCTCGTAGATCGGCTTGGGGCCGCGACGGGTCTCTCGAAGGACGAGATACGCAAGACCTTCGAGGAAGTGCGCCACAACCACGAAATCTTGAAGGCGTGTACACGCCATCAGTTCCGTTCCGCCGAGTACCGCTTCGGCAAGCGCTCGACCTGCGTCAACTGCGGCGGCACGATGGCTGGAGAGCGGATTGCGGCATATGAGGAGGGCGTGCGCCACGCGGGCGCGCCTTTCAAGGTGTGGGTTGACGATCCCGGAGACTCTGCCTAGTCTTGGAATCGGAGCATCGCAACCTCCTTGAATTGACCCTCAGTGAAACTGAAACCCTCGGAACCCCGGTTCCGGGGGTTTTTTAAAAAATATTTTCCAGAATGTCGATTTCCTATTGTGCCAACGGAAAGTTGGGACTATAGAAGGGGCCGGGCCAGACCCGACAACCCTGACAGGAGACGACCAATGGCAACTCTCATGCACGCTTCCCACCAGTGGGCCACTCGTCCGAGCGACGAGCGCTTCACCTCGCTGGACGCCCTCTTCGACAAGACCCACCATATCCGTGACAATTCGGTCGGCCGTGTCGCCTCGACGCGCCGGATCGAGTTCGTGCCGGACGAGAACGACAAGACCTTCAAGGGTCTCAAGGTGGCCGTCAACGGCGACGTGAACGACGTGAATCACTGGTCGTTCGGTCAGGCCGCCGCGCTCGCCAAGGCTCCGGCCGGGTTTCTGCGCACGCTGGCCGCTCCCATCGCCTGCGATGCCCTGAACTACTCCATGCGGTTCAACCGTGACGCCGAGGAAGTCGGCATCCTGACCTACGAGCCCGAGACCATGGTCACGGCCGCCACCGGCCCGCGCTACGGCCGCGTCTGGAACTCGGAAATCGTCGGTGCCCTGCGCGACAAGTTCGGCGACGGCGTGACCGGCGACTGGAAGGTGCCGGGCGAGTTCGGCAAGGACGTGCCGATCACCAAGGACAACACGACGCTGTTCGCCTCGGATCGCGACATGTTCGTCTTCCTCGCCGACGAGAAGAACCGGGTCTCGGTCAACAATCGCCGCAACGGCGAGAGCGGCACGCTGGCGCGCGGCTTCTTCATCTGGAACTCGGAAGTCGGCGACAAGTCGCTCGGCGCGGCGTTCTTCCTGTTCGACTATGCGTGCTGCAACCGGATCGTCTGGGGCGCGCAGGACTTCAAGGAAATCCGTATCCGCCACACCGTCTCCGCGCCCGACCGCTGGCTGGAGGAGATCACGCCGGTCCTGACCGAGTATTCGAACGCGCTCGCCAAGCCGATTGAAGAGACGATCAAGGCGGCGCAGGAAAAGAAGCTCGGCGACGACCTCGACGCCTTCATGCAGAAGCGCTTCACGGGCCGCATGTCCACGCTGATCAAGGCCGCCCACGAGCGCGAGGAAGACCGCCCGGTCGAAACCCTCTGGGATGTCGTGACCGGCCTCACCGCCCACGCCAAGTCGATCCAGTTTCAGGACGAGCGCGTGGAACTGGAGCGCGAGGCTGGCAAGCTTCTCGACCTCGTGGCGGTCAAGTAAACCGCGTTCCTGACGCGGGCCAGACGGCGCAGGACTTCGCTTCCGCGATGGCCGTCTGGCGGGAGGGGCGGCCCGGTGGTTCGGGACGAGCCAGAGGTAGGTTCAACGCCTGCTACGCCCCTCCAACTTCTAATGGGGAAACGCCGGTTCGAATCCGGCCTTTGTCGTCTAACGGTCAGGACACCCCGACAAGGAAATGCAGGTTCGAATCCTGCCGGGTCTCGGCCCGTCGTCTAACTGGTAGGACGCCTTTTTTTTAACCGGAGAACCGCCATGCCTGACATCTGGAACAAGCCCATAGTTCATAAGGACACCCCGATCCGTGAGATGTACCGCGAGGTCAGAACGCCGCAAACACCGCCCTGCCAACACGCTTACGAGAGCAGTTGGGGCTTCTCCGGCCCGATCATGGTTTGCACCAAATGTGGACACTGGCATCATGACTGACATCAACATCAACGCGCCGCGCGTCACCGTCACCCCGATCCCCGAGAAACCGACCCATCTCTGGCTTACCGAAACCATCGCCACCACGACCTCGGCCACGGGCGAACGACTGGAAATCCAGCGGACCAACAACCCGTTCGTCTGGCGGATCAAGGGCGAGCGGAACGAGGCCGAGATCGCATTGGAGCCCTTCATCCAAGAAGCCCTGCTGCATGTTCTGCGGGAGAACGACTACACGGGGAAGAACGATGGACGATAGGATCATCACCGCGAGCCGCCTGTACTGGCCGAGCTTCTACGAGAGCTACAATTTCGAGCCATCAAACACCCGCCTGTACGGTGTTTCCATCCTTTGGGATGATCTTCCCGAGGAGCTTCGATGGGTGGATTGGCGACTAATCGATCCCGCCAAAACGGGCGACTCGCCCGATCTGGCCAATACGAAGATGATCCGTCTCACGGCGAAACACCCGCCTCAGATCGTCACGGCTGGCGACAACCGGAACCCGATGCGGCAAGTCGCCGACATCTTCCGATTTTCCGACGCGGCCAACATCAAGCGCGACTGGCTGTTCCACAGAATCCATGCCCGGCTGGCCGTGGTGGAATACGAGGTGCGAGAACCCCGTAGTGGTATGACCAAGCGTAGGCTTGGGCTCCGGGCCGTCGAAGTCGATTATACCCACGTCCTCGCTAAGTATGACGAGATTTGCGCCCGCTACTTCACCGACCCGAGCTACCCGCTATGAAGACCTTCGAAGAGATACGGCTATTGCAGGCCGTGATGAAAAACGGCCGCTTTACGGTGGACGCAATCGACTTCCCGCACCGCGATCTCTTCACGGCTTCTCGGGCACGGATCGCGCTTTCCAACATCAAACGGCTCGACAAATCGTGGTCCGGGGTCATGGCCCCGGCCCTCGGCGACCTCTGGGATCACCCGCCGGAGCCCTCTGTTACCCAGATCGGCAAGGAATCCGACATCCTCCATTTCACGGTCTGGGATGGCGCGCTTCTGCACTTCTACCAGTGGTCCGCGTTCGCCATGCTCAAGGGCCGCGCGGTCTTCCGGCTTCGCGATCTCGCCTTCGTCTGCGACCAGACGGGTGTGGTAGACGAAGACCTCGCCGACAATGACGCACGCTACATGATGTTCATGTGGCTGCTGGTCGAGGCCATGCGCTGGAACCCCGACGCCGATCTTATTGAGCAGCGAGACGCCGATTCCACGCTCTACCACGGCCGCCGCCTGCCGGTCCCGGCCGCGACGGTCTACCACATCCCCGACGACGTGCCCACCCTGACCGGGATCGCCGTGCGGGTCAAATCCAACCGAGAGGAGATCACAAGGATGGGCCACGCTTTCGCCCGAACCACCTTACGCGCCGAAGACGGCCGAGACCGCTCCGGCTACGTCATCGAGTGCTCACGCTGCAAGGCCCGAGACGAGATCATCGCCAGCGGCCACACCGGCTCCCTGCCCCAGACGGTCTTGACCAAGAAGTTCAAGCAGAAGGGCTGGCAGGTCGGCAAGAAGTGCGTCTGCCCCACATGCCTCAACCCCCCGAAAATCGAAGCCAAGGTTATCTCCATGCCCCAAGCACCAGTCGCCATCGAACCCCCGCGCCAGATGACGGCGGCCGACAAGCGCCGCGTCTTCCGAGCTATTGACGAGAACTGGGATGAATCCAAGGGCCGGTATATCGGCTCCGCGTCCGACCAGCACCTCGCCGACACCTTGAATGTCCCGCGCGCATGGATCAAGGATGTCCGGGAAGAAAACTTCGGAAAGACGCAGCGCAACGAAGACCTCGACAAGCTGGTCGGTGAGGCCAAGAACATGCGCGCCGAGGCCGCCCGATTGCAGGCGAGCGCGCTCGATCTGGCCTTCAAATTCGAGACCATGGAAAAGAAGATTATGGAGATGCAGGAAGCCATCTCCCGAATAGAGTGAGGGAACCATGACTGAAATGACCGACAAAGAACGTATCGAAGCGCTCGAAAAGGCGCTTCTCGCCGTCAGAGAATGCATCATGACCGACGAAATCGCGATAACCGACACCCTCTGGATGCCCGCCCACATTCAACCGGGCTGCACGGCGGTGGATTACATCGACATCGCCCTCGGACCCGCAAAAGCGCCCAACGCCTACCCACAAACCGTAAAGCCGGGAGAATCAAGCGGAAAGCCCGCAAGGCCCCCGAGGAGATAGGAATCCCTGTCAGGGATGGCGGCGGCCGGGCTACCCCGGCGGGAGCGATTCCGCAGCCCCGGCCGCCGCCCAACTGGAGAATCGAGATGCACGCCATAGCCGAGTTCTGGGGCCGCCGGAAGCGCCGCAAGGATCGCACCGTCCGAAGGCTGGAGATCGCCTATGTGATCCAACTGCACGAAGGCGGCCCGTGGTATGCCGGATGTCTCGGCCAGCGGATAGGCGGCGCGCATTACACCGAACAAGACGCGATCCGGCATGTCGGCGACTGGCTGGCCGCGAACTGGCACACCTTCCAATGGAGACAGAAATCGTGATCAAAGCCAACGCCATCATCCTCACACTCGCCGCCCTCGGGATCGTCCTCGGCGCGGCCTTCTACTTCCTGACGTAACGGAGCCCTCAATGGCTATCGAGAAATTCATCGACAAGAATTTTCAGCAAAAGACGCTCGACATCATCCAGCATGCGGTCGAAATCACCACGGACTACCAGCGGCGCGGCTTCACCCTGACCCTGCGCCAGCTTTACTACCAGTTCGTGGCGCGCGACATCCTGCCGAACAAGCAGTCCGAGTACAAGCGGCTCGGGACCATAATTGACGAAGCCCGGCAGGCGGGTCTTATCGACTGGAGCACGATTGAGGATCGCACCCGCAATGTCAAATACCCGAGTGCATGGTCAAGCCCGGCGGAAATCTTGCGCGTCGTAGCTGACCAGTACAAGGAAAACCCGTGGCTGAAACAGAGATACCGGCCCGAGGTGTGGATCGAAAAGGACGCTCTGATGGGCGTGATCGAATCCATCTGCGAAGACCTTCGCGTGCCCTACTTCGCCTGCCGGGGATACGCCAGCCAGTCTGAAATCTATGCCGCCGGAAAGCGCTTTCAGGCGCAACGCCGGGCCGGGTTCCGGCCAGTCGTGTTCTATCTGGGCGACCACGACCCGTCGGGCATCCACATGCCGAACGACGCCGCGACCCGGTTGGAGCTTTTTAGTCGGGGCTTCGTGGAAGTTCGGCGCTTGGCCTTGAACATGGATCAGATCGAAGAGTACAACCCGCCCCCGAACCCGGCCAAGGACACGGACAGCCGTTTCACGCGCTACGAGGAAGAGTTCGGCTCGGAATCGTGGGAGCTTGACGCGCTCGACCCCGAGGTGTTGCAGGACTTGATCCAAGAGGAGCTTATCAACGTCCGGGACGAAGACGCTTGGGAAGCCTCCATGGACGAGGAACAGGAGAACCGGGAATCGCTGGTCGCTGCCTATGAAAACTGGGATGCCGTGAAGCGCTATCTCGATACGCTGGACAACGAGGATGACGAGTAATCAAGCCCGGATTCTGCTGGCCGTCGCCACCGTGATCTTTCTGGCCCTACTGGTGCTTGCGCCATGGTAGAGCCGGAGGCCATGCTGGAAATGTACAGCCCGGAGAAAGACCCTCGTGCCCTCGCGGCCGAGGCCAAGCGGATCATGGAGACCCGCTGGAACATGAAAGGCGTGGGCGACTGCAATCGCCCTTGCCGATGGTATTCCGAAAAGTACGGCAACCCGAGGCAGGGCTACCGGATCGAGGAAGACGATTGACTACCAACATTTCGTTGGCTATGAATAACCTCCCTGACACAAGGAAACGAGAAATGGCTTTGACCCTCAAGGAACAGTTCCAGATCAAGACCGTCCCGGCTTACGAGGCCGCCGACGGATCGAAATTCCACGACCTGCCGGACGCGCAGGACCACACCCGCAGGAGCATGCTGGAGGCCGCCATCAACGCGGCCGTCAAGGCGAACCCGCAGTTCGCCCGGCTGGACAAGCCGCTGCTGACCGAGTTCCTGCTGATGACCGGCAAGCACGTCGGCGCGGTCATGGCCGAGTCGCTGGCCCCGGTCGAGCGCATGTCGGCAGGCATCTCGACCAACCGCCTTACGACCGGATCGTTTGGCGAACCGATCCACCCCGAGGGCGATCCTGTGAAGCTGGCCGAAGCCCGCATGATGCCCTACGCGCGCAAGCCGATCACCCCGGAGGCACAGGAACGCCTCGATTCAATGGAGCGCCGGGCCAAGGACATCCTCGGTTCGGCCTCTGCGAACTCGCTCAAGGACGCCATGGAGGCCGTTGACGAAGATATGGCGGCCGAGGTCGAGAAGGCTCTCCGGGCATGAAAAAGCTCCTCCTACGGCTCGCCCTCTTCCTGATCCGTTGGCAGTATCGGAACATCCCGATCACGCTCTACCGGGACTACGAGGAGGCGGGCCGGGAGGACTTCTTCACCGGGCATCTCGAAACCCTCCAGCCCCGAGAGGTGCGCGGTGGCTACGAGATCATGCTGGCGCTGGCGGGGCCTTCCAGCCCCTCCGGCTACAAGGAAATCGAATACGTCAGTTTCAGGGACATCCAATGGAACAGAAAGATGCAGCGTTTCGAGGCGTTGAAATCCGCGCCGACGGGGGCAACCCGATCACCATCGTCGCGACTCAGAACGTCCGACCCGGCATCGTCATCGCGATTGCAGATGGGCGAGTTCTCTACGACGGCCCGGCCGCGACCGCGCCCGTCGAAGTGATGAACACGCCGGGACTGCTGGCGTTGATGCACCCACACCTCAAGGCGCAACTGGACGCCGCCACGAAGAAAGCAAACAGGAAGTTCAAGCCGCTATGAAAGACCCGCGCGTTGTCGTCACCCGGCCCGATGGCCGCCCCGAAGCCTACGATTGTCTGCCCGAGAACACGCGGGTCGGCTGCATCTCCTGCGTCGGCACCGAGCGCGCCAGCGCCACCTACGGCCACGGCGAGGTGTTCATGTGCTCCCCCATCGATTCCAGCGACGGCAACGCGCACTGGGTTTGCCTTGACCATCTGCCGGACAACGTGGTGATCTACGACCCGGCGACCGACATGTGCCGCGACAAGAGCGGGCAGAACACATGGCGCGAGACAGGAGCGCTCCCGCAATGATCCCGATGTACAAGACCTTCGAGCTTTACACCCGTTCGACCAAGCCCGAGAATCTGGTCGTGCGGGCCATCGTGCCGAAGATGGCCGACGGTTTGGAACCTGATGTCCTGATCTGGGGATCGCGGTTCTTCAAGCGCTCGGGCGAGACCGATAAGAAGGGCGACTGGCGCTATATCGAGTGCCGTGCCCACTCCATCCTTAGAACGGAGCCCACCGATGGCTGACATCAAGAAGCAGGTCGAAGACCTCGCCCGTGAGGCGCGGATCGCGGCGCGCGGCGAGAAGACCATCTGCGGATGCTCGACCTGCCGGGAAGCCGTCGAAGAGGTGGACAAGATCATCGCCGACCTCCTCGGCCGGTATTGCGAGACCTTCACGCTCGCCGTCGCCGTGGTCATGCAGGCCAGACTTTCTACGATCTTCGAGAACTCCATCGGCCCGATACGAGTGATCGGCCTGATGACACATTTTCTGGAGGAGACCGACGAACTCGGCCGGAGCCCGGAAGCACTGACCCGCCTGATGATGGACGCGCGCAAAGCCAACCCCAAGGACGGCCCGGTATGAAAAAGTTCCACATTTCCTACGAGCCCTACAAGGGCGTCATGCGCTGGAAGGTTCGGGCAAAGTTCGACAAGGACACGCCCGAAAGCCTGCGCCGACGCCCGGCCTTCATCATCGCCCGGTCGGCTGAATCCGCCATGACCCTCCTGCAAAAGAAGCGGGAGCGCGCCATGCGGAGGAACCGGCCCCAGTACGCGGAGCACTGACATGAAGACGGCTTTCGAGGAATCGGCGAAGAAACAGACCACAAGCAGCGACCGGCTCTGGGGCCGCAGCGTCGTCTACGGCAAGGAAGACGAGCACGCGACCCCCTACATGACGCGCTACTGGATCGGCCGCCTGCGCCTGCATATCTTCTACCGGGGCGATCAGGACCCGGACTGCCATGACCACCCGTGGGATTTCTGGACGTTCCCGCTGACGGCCTATGTCGAAGAGGTGGCCAACCCCGATCTCGCGTTCTTAGGGCGAGAGCAGACCGTCGTCTTCCTCGCCGACGAGAAGAACCCGGCATGTTCCAGAAACGTCGTCCCGGCTTGGCGCTTGAGCTTCCGCCCGGCCGAGCATTGTCATCGCGTCCTCGGAAAATGGTACGGCAAGCACACCGACTCCGGCCCCGGTCGCGTCGTGACCATCGTCTGGCGATCCGGCAAGAAGAGGCCGTGGGGCTTTCTCAAGCATCGGGACGGCCGATGGTGCTGGATCGCATGGCGGGAATACGTGTTCGGTGGCGGCAAGCACGCACCGTGCGAATGACATGCAGCGCTTCTGGACGAACAACGGTTTCCAGTTCTCCGTGTCGGACATAGACGCGGAGAGGATTTCCCGGCACCGCTGGACCGCCCACACCGCCAACGCCAGCGGGAAGCCCTATATCCGCACGTATGTACACGGCAAGACGATCTACCTGCATCGCATGCTCACGGGATGCCCGCCCACCATGCGGGTTGATCACAAGGACACGGACACCCTGAATAACATGCGGCCGAACCTGCGGGTCACGACGCACGACCAGAACAACCTCAATCGCTGCGGCTTCGGGCTCTCGGGCTACAAGGGCGTCACGAGGGAGAAGACCCGGTTCCGGGCGAGGATCACATTCGAAGAGAAGACCCGCTCACTAGGCGGCTTCGCTACCGCTATAGAGGCGGCCAAGGCATACGACGCGGCGGCGTTTGAACTCTTCGGGGAGTTCGCATGGCTCAACTTCCCGGAGGACTATCCTATGAGCCTTCCTGATATCCCACGGTTTGGAGACGACCAATGAACACGGTTTTTACGACCCTTCGCACGGCCAATGAAGCCCGGCAGAAAATCTGGGACCCCGAGAACAAGATCGATCTGAAATGGCGGGTCAACGAGCTTGCCGGAGAAGCGGGCGAACTCTGCAACGTGCTCAAGAAGCTCGTCCGGGCCGCAAAGGGGCTCAAGGGCTCGCGCGTGGGCGACAACGATCTCGCCGACGAACTGGCCGACGTGGTGATCTGCACCGATCTGGTCGCCATGACCGCAGGTATCAACCCGATCCCGTTCGGCTCTGGGGCGCTCTGCGACACCTGCAAGGGACTGGGGGCCGAAGACTTCGGAATCCGGTTGGACGCGCGCGTCGGCTATGTCTGCTTCCTCGTGGACGAGCATCACTGGAACGAGCCGATGGAAGGCTTCGAGGAGATACTTGCCGAGGCGCTGGCCGGGGTTCTGGATATCGCCCACGCCATCGCCGTGAAAAATTCCACCAGTGACCTCCGGGCTCTGGTCAGCAACAAGTTCAACGCCACCTCGGCCAAGGTCGGGCTCCCGGTCTACCTCGATATTACGACACCCGTGGCGGGTTGACTGCCAACTGAATGTTGGTTACGGTCATCCCGAATCCCAGACAGAGAGGAAGGATGACCGATGCCCCGCGTAAAGCAAGTGAAGGCCGCCAAGGACTACCCCCAGTTCGGTATCAAGAAAGGCGACGTTCACTACTACACGAAGATGAAGACTGGGCCGCGCTCCAGCCGGGAGCTTCGCCAGAAGACCCCGTTCAAACGCTCCCAGTTGACCAACAGCGCGTTCCTTTCCGCGCTCTATGACTGGGAGGACTCCAAGGCCGAGATCGGTTCCCACGAGGACGTGAGCGCGCTGGCCGACGCCATCCGCGAGATCGGCGAGGAAGAACGCGGCAAGTTCGACAACATGCCGGAGGGTCTTCAACAGGGAGACACGGGCCAGATGCTTGAACAGCGCGCCGATGCGTGCGACGAGGCGGCGTCCGAGTTGGAAGACATCGCAACCGAATGGGAGTCCGCGCTGAACGAGCATACGGGGCTGGTCGAGACCTACGTCGAGTTCCAGAACGACCCCGACGAGTGGCGCAAGGCGCATGAAGGCGAAGACGACCCGGATTGCCCTGACGATTTCGATGATCAGGAATACATGGACCGTGTTGAACAAATAGAGGTTTCCACCTGAAATGAATAACCCCCATACCCGCCAGATCGGCGGCGACCACTATGTCAAGCTCAAGCTCCAGCCGTTCCAGTTCACGCTCGCGAACGGATGGGACTCGGCCTCGCACACCATCCTGAAATACATCTCGCGGCACCACAGTATCGAGCGCGAGAAGGCGATTGAGTCGTTGAAGAAAGCCCTGCATATCATCGAAATCCGGCAGGCGGCGATCCGGCAGAACAACCTCTTCTCGATCCTCAACCCGAGCCCGATGTACACGATGAACGAGTATTGCCGGGTCAACGATCTCGGCGACCTCGAAACCGCCGCCTGCCTCACCCTGTCGCTCTGGGTGACAGACCCGAAACCGCTCCCTGACGGGCCGTACCATGTGCTCCTCTGGAACCGGATCGAAGACATCCTTATCAACCGCTATGGAGTAGGAGCATGAACACTTTCCCGGCCTCGCCCGGTACGTACCTTCGGCAGTTCGACGCCGATGGTGATTACACCGACACGCCGATTCTGGCGTGGCAGCATATCAGCGGCAACATGGCGTTCCCGATCTTCCCGGTCGGCAACCGCTCCGTTGGCCCCGGCAGTCTGATCTACATCCCGGACGGCATGTGGTCGCACCCCTCCAGCGGCACGGTTCTGGAGGACTGGACGGACGCCCGCGCGCACGTCGCAGACTTCATGGAACAGCACCCGGCCGAGCCCCGGATGGAGAAACCGCTCCCCAAGGACGTGCCGGTCCAGCCCGACGGAAAGCCCGATCTGCGGCCGCTGCATTTCGGCGAGCAGTCCTACAAGACCAAGAGCTTCTGGCACTGGCCGACCGCCAACGTGATCTTCGAGATCGAAGGCGAGCAGGTCTATCCGTCGGACCCGCGCGTCGTGAAGGTCAAGCGCGACGAATGGGCCAAGCTCAAGCGGGATGGCGCGTCGGTGATCGACCCGCACCATGGTGTTGTGCAGGAGCCGGACGAACAGGATGAACAGCCGGAGGCCGAGGAAGACGACTTCTCGGATGTCGTCTGATGGCGCGCGCTCATACATCCGACGGCAAGCCCCGGCCGAACCAAGCAGACGCCCACGGGGTCGCCCGCGACGAGCTACGTTCGTTCATCGAACGGATCGAACGGCTGGAAGAGGAGAAGAAGACCATCGCTGGTGACATCAAGGATGTCTACGGCGAGGCCAAGGCGAGGGGCTTCGAGGCCAAGGCCATCCGCAAGATCATCGCCGAACGGAAGCAGGACCGGGACGAGAGGATGGTGTTCGAAGCCATCCTCGACACCTACCGGGCCGCCCTCGGCATGCTGCCGCCCGATGACGACGGAGATACCGTCGTATGATCGATTGGCTTCATCGCATTGAAGCCACCAACGGCCTGACGATCTTCCCCACGGCGGATCGTCGCTGGCAAGTATCGACCCGGAATGACGACGGCTCGTTCCGGGTCTTCATCGCGGACACGCTTGAACAGGCCATGGAGGCTGCGGTCCCGGAAGACGATTTCGACATAGCCGACTTTGTGTGAAGGAAATGGGATGCTGATCACCGAAGGGCCGTTCGCGGGTCTCCGCAAGAAACACTACCGGACGTTGTATGTTGACGTGCCGTGGAAATACGTCACATGGTCCGGCAAGGGCCTCGGCAAGAGCCCGGACAATCACTACGAGACGATGACTCTGGACCAGATCAAGGCCCTGCCCGTGCGCGACCTTTGCCATCCCGAGGGCGCGATCATGCACTTCTGGGTGATCGATAGCCATGCCGAGATCGCGCTCGACGTGATCCGAGCTTGGGGCTTCAAGTACAAAACGGTCGGCTTCTACTGGGCCAAGACCGGGAAAGAGCCCGGCACCTTCCCCATCGGCACGGGGTTCTGGACGCGCGCCAACCCGGAACACGCCTACGAGTGCGACTTCGGCGAGGACGAACAGGAGTGCGAGCGGTCGTTCCTCGCGACCTACCGGAGTCCGAAGCGCGTCAGCAAGAGCGTCAGGCGGCTCATTCTGGCCCCACGGCGCGAACATAGCCGCAAACCGGATGAAGTACCGGAAAGCATCGTGAAGCTCACCCACGGGCCGTATTTGGAGCTTTTCGGCCGTCAGTCCCGCGCTGGCTGGACGGTCTGGGGCAACCAGAACACCCTCTTTGACGACCCGCTGGATGTTGCGGCCTACGAGACCGAGATAGCCAGCGTGGTTTAATCAACTGATTAAAAGAGTTCCTGACATTGGCTGACAACCGCTCAAAGCTGGAGAAATTCATTGGCATGCTCGGCAGCGATCACGAGGGCGAACAGCTTAACGCCCTGCGCTTCATCAAGCGGATCGCGGCCGAGGAAAAGAAGACCTTGGCCGAGCTTCTGCTGTCGGGCAGGGAACGTATCGTCTATGTGGACAAGATCGTCTATCGAGACAAGCCCCAACAACCTTACAGGAGGGACTACTATGGGCGCTACCGGGACTATTCATCGCGATTTGAGGAGCGCGATGATGGAGGCCAAACAGAGAGTCGAGAACTCCTCGACGCCCTCAAGAAAGCCGGAGAAGAGGCGGCCGATACTCTCGATTTCCAAGACCTCGACTTTGCCCGAACCGTGCCCTACGAGTATCAGTTCGACTACGAGCTTTCTGCAAGACAGGTTCGATATGCAAAGATGATCATCAAGCGCGCCCGGCGGGCAACCGCCGAGCCGCCGATCTAGGGCTTTATCTGGAACACGTTCGAATACTTCACGACCTGCTTGTCCGGCCAGCCGTAGCGCTTCATCAACCACGAGCCGCGCATGCGATAGGAACCGGGCTCCAGATCATCGCACTCGCGTCCGATCAGCCATTCGAACGCGACCTCGTTCTTGGGAATATAATCCGTCACCTCGTAATCATTGACCCCGGAGCCGGTGCAGGCCAGCACCGTCTTTCCATCTTGCAGGAACCGCTCGATTTCGATCACCCAGAAGCCGCGAAACGGTTCCTTGATCGTCCGGTCATAGACCAAGGTCGGGTTCTCCCCGACCCGGAAATCCGGCACGTAAATGTCATTGACCGTGAACCAGTTGGCCGCCGGGACATCCGCCCGATACCGCTGCTGGAAGTAGTCGGACAGATAGATTGCCGACGCCATGATCCCTCCGGCGACGGCAAGTTCGATAGCGCGAAAACGCCACCATGACAGTTTACGATACGGCACGCTTTACACTCCTGCGGATGACCTGATGAACTGCACGACAACATCTTTCACGGCCCACCACATGACGCAAAGCGAGCCGAGAAACAAGAGCACGTTCCGCGCTCCGGCGATGATGCCTGTCGTGGCCGTGACGTTCGAATAGAAGGTGATGGCCGCGATAGCCACCTTGGTTTGGTCCGGCGTCAATCCCACGATATGCCCGGTTTCCCCAAGCCGCCGGAGAGCGTCAAGAGTCTGCTTCTCCTCCGTGGACAGCTTTGAGGAATCGCCAATGCCCCAAAACATGTTGGGCTTCCTTTCTCCGACTGATTGAGTCGTGACCATTTCCATGATGACCCTGATTGTACCGGGTCCGTTCGCGCTCCAAAAGTACAATATCTTGCAGGTACACATGGAAAACGCCGATCCCGCGAAGGACCGGCGTTATCCTTTTCAGCCACAAAGCCTTGGAATCATTCCATTCTCACCGCAGGCAACTTCGTCAGCAAAATTTCTTCCAACTGCTTGCTCGACACCCCTAGCTTGGCGAGAGCATCTGGATTTTTATCCTGCACGTATTCCTTCGCAAAGGCCATCACCTTCGGGAGATCGGCCGGGCCTAGCCCCTTGATCTCGCTAAAGGAAATCCCGAACTTTTTCAAGGCGAAAAGCCATGCGTTCGACGCGGAGGAATGGAGCGCATTGCGCAACGCGACCTCCAAGGCGATCCGGTCTTTCTCGGTCTTGACATTGAGCGCCGTGGCGAGTCGGGTCGCGAGCCACCCGATCAGGATAGGCCCCACCAGTGTCACCAGAAGCTCCAGAAGCGGCCTCGTGATTTCGAGGATGTCGTCCATTATTTCTTCCTCTTTCTTTCCGTGGCGAGCGCCGAGGAGATCGTTGCATATGCCGTGGCGGCCGTGACCAGTGCGTCGGTCGCCGTGGCGGTCTCGGGATTGGCACAGATGGTCCGCGTGCTGGTGTAGGCGGCAAGCTCGGCGCGCGCCGTCCTCTTGCTCACCTGACCCGCTGCGGCCAGCACCGTGAAGGCGAGGTGCGAGGTCTCGATCAGGGCGCACGTCCTCGGGAGGTTGCTCTGGATCGTGGCGTCCACACCGCCTGTCTGGCAACTCGCCGCCAGCATGGAAACGGCGGCGAGCATGGCGAAGGTCTTCATCATCGGTATTCTCCTAGACGAACAGGGAGACACGTTCGCGGATATGGTCGCCCACGGCGCGCGCGCCCTTGATTTGGGGGTCGAACGGAAGGCGAGTATAATCCCATTTGCCGCGCTGCTGAATACCCAAATTGCCCTGCACCTCGGCATGCGACAAAACGGTCTGCGGCGTGACCGGGATGTCGTAGACCTCGCAAAGCTGCGCCACGGCTTCGATCAGGACCCCGAACTGTTCGGCTTTCATCGGGTAGTTGCCGGGATTGAATGGCGATTCCGTGGCACCGGCCATGCAGCAAATCGAGATACCGATGGAGCCCGTGTTGCAGTTCAAGGTGTGAGCGGCATAATTGCTTCCCCGGATCACCTCGTTATTCGAGACCGAATGGACTCCCTTGATGATCTTGGCCGACCCGTCGATCAGGAAATGGTAGTGCTCTTTGTCCTCTTCCGAGGCCGTATAAGACCCGGCGGTCCAGTGCATGATAATCCGCTTCATCTTGGCCATTGGTAGCCAAAGCGCCGGGATCGGATCGTCGCGGCCGTTGAGGGCCGGAGCCTCGATTTGTGCCCCTTCCTTGACCACGGCTTCGTGCGTGCCGATCATGCGGGAGAGGTTGATGGCCGTCATCACGGCGTCGGCGGTTTTCGGGCCGAAGTCGCCATCGGCCCCGAAGCGCCCGAGATCGTAGCCTGCCAAGAGCAAGGCTTTCTGGACGCGCTGCACATGTTCGTTCATGGGATTCCCTCCGTGTTAACCATAGCCCTTATATCCCAACTTTTTGTTTGCAGAAAGGGCCTTTGCCGTGTACACGTCAGATCAGAAACAGACGGAGATACGACATGTGCAAGTGCCTAGAGTGCGGCAAGCAATTCAAGACCGTTCGCGCCCACGAACAGATTTTCTGCGCCAGCGAGTGCCGCACGGCCCACAATAACCGCCGCAAGCAGCGCGGGGCCGATCTCTACGACCTGTTCATGACCATGCGCTACGACCGCAAGAACGCAAAGGGCGTCTGGGCCGTCATGTGCCGGATGGCGCAGGATTGGAACGAAGACGACATGGAAGCGGGCCGGAAGAGCTTTTCCCCGGCCCGGAAGGTTCTGGAGCGGCACGTTCAGCACGTCGCCGTCAAGCACAACATCAGTAGGAAAGCACGCTGACCTGTTCGGACCCGTTGACGGAGCGGAGCCACACCGCCGTTCCGTCCGGGACGCCGCCCGCCGAGAACGAGGATTCCGCACCAGACATGCCGCGCGCCAGCACGATGTCGGCCGAGTCGTCATCCACGACGGCCTCACTGTCGCCAACGTGCATGCGGACCACGCCATGCGAGCGAAGCTGCACGAGGATGAACGAGAAGCCGCTGGCGACCTGCGTCCACTCGTCCGGGGTGATCGTATGGTAGAGAGTCGTGGCGGCCATCTGTTATCTCCCGAATGACTTGTTCATGCCGAACGAAGGACCGCCCCCGACCCGCAAGCCGCTGCCTTTGCCCAAGGACGGCGCGTTATCGTAGCCGGGGCCATCTTCTTGCTCGTAGGTCATGATCCTCACGCGAGGCAGGAACCCGGTCAAGGCGATGTCGGCACTGTTTCGATAGAGCAAGGTCCCTTCGACTGCAACATAGGGTCCGCGCAGATTGGCGTCGATCCGAAACTCCGTGCCCATCTCCCCGGCGACATCGGCGAACGGGCCGACCAGATCGCCATAGGCGGCCTGCGGAACTTCGGCCTCTGCCGCGACATCGGCGAACGGCCCGGTCAATTCGGCCAAGACCCCGAACGGCACATTCGCTTCGCCCGAGACATCCGCGAACGGGCCGACCAGCGCGGCGCTGACATCCACATGCGGGACCTCGACCAGACCCGACACGTCGATGAACGGGCCGGTCAGTTCGCCTTCCGCCTCATTGAGCATGCCGACCACGGCCGCGAACGTGGCGAACGGGCCGACCAGCGCGCCGTTGCCCTCGACTTCGACCTCTCCGGTTCCGCTGCTGGAGACATAGGGGCCGACCAGATCGGCCATGACCGCGATAGGCACGACGACCTCGCCCGCCAGATCGGCGTAGGGGCCTGTCAGGTCGCCTTGCACGGTCGGCAGGACCAAGACCACCTCGGCCGCGAAATCCGCATAGGGGCCGACAAGAGCGGCCGTTCCTTCGATCTCGACCTCGCCGGTTCCGCTGCTGGACACGAACGGCCCGATCAGGTCGCCGGAAAGCTCCAGCGGCAGGAGCGCTTCGCCCGAGGCATCCGCGAACGGGCCGACCAGTTCGCCGTAAGAGAACCACCCCGGAGCCCGGTCGCTGATGACCGATCCCGAGGGGGTCAACTGGATTTGAGCCGGGAACACCCGAACCTCGATCTCGACGGCAACACCCGGATCACCAAACGCCACAAGCCCGCCGGTCTCGGCGAAGGGGCCGATCAGGTCGCCCGATCCGCCGGACGCGATCTGGATGTCTCCGGTCATCTCTGAGAAAGGACCAGTCAGGTCGCCGTTCGCCTCGAAACCCAAGCCGACCTCGGCGGCCAGATCGGCGAACGGGCCGACCAATGCGCCTTCCGAGGAGATTGGCGGCGGGATGAAATCGAAAACCTTGATCGGGCCGCCGGAGTTGAAGTAGGTGATGGTGTTGGCGTCCTTGGCAGCCTTCAACGCCTCCAGACTGGTAAAAGTCGGCAAGCCTTCGACGGTATCGAGGATGTAGGAATCCCCGTCGCGCCTATAGAGCTTCGCCGGATACGCCCCGAGCCGCGCCGTCAGAAGGTAGCCTTCTCCGGCTCCACCAAGATAGGCTGCACCGATCACCGCGCCGCCGGGTCCTCCGTCACTGAAAGGGGCGGCCAGCCGAGTGAACGAAGTCGCGCTCGCCTTCTTGTATATGTGGAGCCCTTGTACGCCATTCAGATATTGCGAGGCGGCGAAATGGTCACTATCGGGATGCCATGTGAAGTTCCAGTTGCCGTAGCCTGCCCCCAGAGCACCGCGCGCCGTGATCACTCCACCGGCAATAGAAAACAGGAAAGGCCCCGTGGTCCGGGCACCTGCCACAAGGTACTGGCCGTCAGGGGAGAACCGAACATCCTCGACCAGATCGGCGCAGTTGTAGTTCAGAAGGACCGCCTTGTCCGAGACCCGGTAGACCACGCAGGCGTTGCCGATACCGGCCGCCACCATGGACCCGTCGGCATTGACATCCACCCCGCGCGGGCCGCCGGAATTGATGTTCCAGCCGTCGTAATCATAGGCTTCCCCGACGCGCGTGCCGCGCATGAGGTAGGTTCCGCTTGACAGGAAGAGATACTGATTGTCCCGAGAGAACGCGCCGCCGCCGGAGTTGACTGTGCCCCAACCGGCCGCAGCGCCCGCCACGAAAGCATCGTTTGCGTCCCGAGAGCGGATCGCCATGGGGAGGTTCGACACGGCCGCGACGACATGCTTGCCGTTGTGGCTGATCAGGATGTCGAACATCGCGACCTGCGGGCTGGCAACGGTGCGCTCTGTAAACGAAAGCATGCCAGCCCCTTAGCTGCGGAAATTCAGGAGAAAAGCACCACGGAAATTGATCACAAGCTCGCGGTTCTTGGCGACGACCCGATCTTCGATCAGATCGACATTGATCAGCGGCACGCCCGAAGTCGCGTCGTAGATCAGGAGGTAGCGGAAAGTGATGCCGGAATCCACGATTACGCGCGAGAACTCGCCGAGTGTCAGGTCGTAGCCGTTGTCTCCCGGAACACCCGCCACGTCGCCGAGGTCCACACCCCCCGCAGGCCAGCCGCCACCAGCGGGCTCCCACGACCCGTTGCTGGTGGCGTCGGCCAAGGTCGCGTCGGAAGGATCGAAGACAGCGGCCGAGGAAAGAAGTGTTACCTTGAGGTTTTCGAGGTCAACCGCGCCGCTCGCGAAGTCTTCCACGGCCGCGTCGTAAAGCCGGGGCACGCCATAGGCATCCGTGCGGCCGAACGAGATGGCTTGCTGCACGACAAGCGCCGGGATGTTCGCCATCGCCCCGTTCTTGACCGCGAACAGGTCGTCGCTGCCGCGCTCGTAGCAGACTTGCTCCGCGCAATCGATCAGGAGTACGCCGTCGGCCGAAAAGTCGAGGAGCGCCCCGATCCCGGCGAGCGTCTGGTGGATCATGAAGTAGTCGCCCGTGCGGCGGAAGACGCGCGTCGTGAACTCGCCCGCGTTGTCGCAGGAGATCGCCATGAAGCGGCCATCCGGCGAAGACGCGATCCGGGCCGGGGTCCCGGCCGGAAGAGAAAGATCGTGCATCATTGTCCAGACATCCGCGTCGAGCATCCAGACCTGCGCCCGGTTCTGCGTCTTGTCTACCACGATCAAACTGCGATTGTTGAATGACCACGCGGCAAGGTCCACGTCGATTGTCGGCGCGAGACCTGTCACGGGAGTCCACGTCGCAGGGCGCACGTTCGCGGCCGAGGTGCGCTTATGGGTCTTGATCGTACCGCCGCCTGCCATGACAAGGTACTGACGGTCGGGCCGCGCCGCCATGACGAAGAGGGGCGTCTGGTCGAGACTTCCGTCAATCGAGAAGGCCGGGGCGGTCCCGCCGACGAAGTACAGCGTGGCGTTCGCTGCGACAAACCCCGGATCGACTAGCATGATCGCGAACAGGTTCGGATCAATCCGCTCGCCCCGGAAGACGCCGCTTTCCGCGCTGCCGGGATAGGTCGTCTCCGCGACGACGCGCGAGGTGTCCGCGTTCAGATAATCGTGCGCAAAGGTCGTGCTGGTCTTGGTGCGCCAGACTCCGAGATTGGAATCGTCCTCGGTCCAATAGATCAGGGGCCGGGTCATGGCCCCGTGCGCGATCTGGTCCGACGTAACGACATGGGCCAACCCCCCGAGCGAGCCCATCTGGACGAACACTCCCGCCGCGTACTCAAACGTGCGGAGCGTGCCCGTGGAATCATAGGCCGCGAGAAGGGGGTTGCCGAGGGCCATATCAGACCTTCCGCTGCGTGAAGGTCAGCGAGACGACCGAGACTTCGATACCGGCGACGACCGTAGTCGAGGAGACCTTGAGGTCGCCGTTGCCGGTCGTATCGGTGACGGAACCTTGCAGGATCACGTCGCCGTCACCGTCAAGGATGCGGAACCACGCGGCCGTGCCGCCCTCGTCCGCGTCCACCGGGGCGATGGCTTCCGCCGTGATCTGGCCGCCGCCGCCCGTGTCAACGGCCGCGCCGAACGACGGGTCGCCGAGCGGAAAGGTAACAAGAGCAACCTGCGAACCGATGGCAGTATCCGGGTTGGCAGGCTCCGCGCCGTCGTAGATGATCAGGGTTCCGGGAGTCGCCGCCGCGTCCACGAGGGAAGCGAGATGATTGGCGAGGGACATTGCGACTGCTGCGGCGAATTTGACGGCCATGGTGGGTCTCCTATAGGGGCTTCTCCCCCGCTATATTTGAAATTATCTTACTCGACTACCACCTTCCCCGCGAACCGCTAGTATCCTTTAGGTTGCGTGAAAGTGAAACTGATGATCGAAACTTCCGTGCCTGCGACGATATTGGCGGAAGCGACCAGAAGTTCTCCGTCGCCATCGCTTTCGGACACCGAACCGTCGAGCGTTGCGTTGCCGTCACCATCATACGCGCGAAACCATGTCGCGGTTCCCGAGGCCAAGGCGAGAACCGGATCGACTGGCGCGGCCTCCGCGCGCGCGCCGCCACTGACGGAAACCGCTTCCCCGAAAGCGGGCTCCGGCAAGTCGAAACGGACGAGCAATGTCTGCGTCGTCACGTCGATTTGCGGATTTGCGGGCTGTGCGCCCGAGAATACTTCGAGACTGGCGGCAGACGCGCCGCTGTCCAGAGCGTCCACGAAAGCATTGCAAGCGAGGATCGCAAGCGCGTTGGAAATTCTAAGGGCCATCTGGCGCTCCGTCTGTTGGTCAATCCGCTATAGGCGAAATTGCGCGATCCCGCTAGTAACCGTGCGGTTGAATGAACGACAAATTGACTATCGTGACAGGTGTCCCGATCTCGATATCAAGGGTCGAAACCTCCAGATCGGCCGCTGGATGGGTGAAAACCCCGCCATCGAACACCGCGTTCCCGTCGCCGTCATAGACCCGAAACCAGTTCGCTTCGCCGCTTCCGACCGGCTCGGCCGCCGGAACTGTATTGAGGGTCGCACCACCCCCAGTTAAAACTTCCTCTGCATCCCCGAAGGCAGGCTTTGCCAACGGGAAGGACACAAGCAGGATTTGCGTCGTGACATCGGAATCCGGGGTCGGCGGCCGTGGACTGGTGAAGATGTCGAGGCGGCCATTGCCCGCGCCCACGTCCACAAGATCAACAATGGCGTTGCAGGCGGCAATCGCAGCACCGGGAGCAAAACGAAGGGCCATGGGATTCTCCTGTTACTGCGGAATGGACATAACGCGGAACGTCACGGTGACGGACACGTAAGGCACAAAGCTGATGTTATTGACCGGCTTGGGCGTGCCCGGCGTATAGTCGTAGTCTCCGGGATACCACGGATTTCTAACCGGGTTCGGCCGGATCGTGATGGTCGAACCGTCGCTGTCGTTGCCGTCCACCTCAATGTCTGGATACTCGCCGTCATCGTCTTCGGGTTCTTCGATTTCTTCTTCAAGCGGCTCCTCGACTTCGGGCTCCAGTGTCTCCGGGTCTTCGATATCCGGCTCCATGATCACGATCTCGTCCGGCGTGACAATCACGATCCCGTCGCAGTTTTCGCGGAAGCCGATGGCGAGGATCACGCCCTCGTAATCCCAGTTGATCGCCTTCGGATTTGGGATCAGATCGGGCGAGGCGTATGTGAAGAATGTCATCTGGGGCGACCCGCCATGGGCGACCACGACATCATCGCAAAGCGAAAAATCAGGAGGTCCGAACGCGACCGGCTCGGAATCCGTCTGGGTAAAAACATAGTCCGCGCCGAACTCGTGCAATGAGATAAACGGTGTGTTGGCGACCAGATGTTCGTGCGTCACCACGAAGGCGGTCGTGTCGGCCGAGAACGCCATCAGCGAGTTGGTCATCTCCGCTTCCCAGACCTGCCCTCTAAACTCGAAGCGGTCGCCGGAGATGTCGTAGATCAGGCGGCCCCTCGGCGCGTCCACGGCGGCCTCGGCAATGGGATCGACGTGATACGCCAGCACCTCGCCGTTCGGGGCGAAAGTCAGGTCTTTGATAATGGTGCCGTAGTCGTAGATCGAGTAGCCGCGCTCGGTGTACTGATCCCCTTCCCGGTCATAAAGATTGACGAAACAGCCACGCAGGGTTTCCGAATTGAGGAAGTTCGAACCTGTGTTGCGACGTTGCGCCAGACCGATCCCGGCGGCCGTTTCATAGAGTACGGTCTTGCCCGATTTCGACATCAGGACGCCCCAGATATCGTCCACGGCATATTGCGGCGCAAAGGACAATTCTGTTGGATATGTGGGAGTTTCGATATCTTCGGAATAGGGATGCTGCGCCCACGTCTCGCCGCCGAAATGGATCACGCTTTCGTCAAAAGAATAGCCGTCGAGCGGCGGCAAGCCACCGGCCGGGCCGACGAAAGTATGAAGCAGGAGGTAGGACGGATGGCCTTCGGGAACCTGATAGTTCCAGTGATTCCAGATGGCGCTGCTACCGAAGAGCGTCAAGCTCCCGGAGGTCCACAAGACCCCGGTTACGGCCGCCGTCGCCGCCAGATCGGACGGCCCCTCCACGGCGACAAAAGCCGGGTCATCATCGGTCCCTTCGTTGAAAAAGAAATCCGTCGTGCGCGTGCCGGTCGTGCGGCCGTAGATGATGTACCGGCCGTCAGGCGACCACGCCAATTGCTGCGGCGCGCCAGCCGTCGCCACGAAGAGCGGAGCCGTGTGGTGAAGCGTGAACGTATCGCCAGTCAATTCATAAACGACCAGCAAGAAGCCGTTGGCGAGATTATTGCGGTTGATCCCGGCGAGGAACTTGCCGTTCGGCGACCATGCATTGAATCCGTAATAGACATTGTAGCCCGCCGGGGCCGGGAGCGCGGCTTGCAAGGTCCACGCGCCGCCCGCGAGAAGGTACACCAGCGGGTGCATGCCGAAGGTTTGGCCCCCGGTGGCGTAGCCGGGGATCACGAACAGGTCGTCCCGGTTCGGATGCCAGAGCGACTTCGCCCGGAGCATGATAACCGAATCCACCGTCCAGAGAGTGACGGTCGATGAAGTCTGCGACCACGTATCGTCGCCTTCGTCGCGCTCCATGACACGGAGTTCCAACGTGCCGTTGCCGAATGGTGCCGTGCTGGCGTTGATCACCGCGAACCGGCCATCGCGAGAAAGCGACATGGCTTTCAGGTAGAGTCCGGTCGTGGCGGTGATGCCCGGTGCCGGGACGAAGGTGTCGCCAGAGCGTTTCCAAACCGAGACAGAAGTTCCCCCCGTGCGGGCAATGAACTGGCCGTCACCGGAGACCGAAAGATCGTTCGCTGACGAAGCATATCCCGAGGGCGTGATATCGGCCAGCGCCTCACCATCCCAGAGATAGACGCCGGACGACGTGGCGACCACCGACCCGTCATGCGACCGCTCGGGGCGGGGTCCGGTCGTCGGCGCGTGCGTGGTGCCGGTGAACGGGCTGGCTGCGGCCGTGAACTCGTCCGGCGTGATGATCGCCCGCTCATAGACCTCGGCACGCTGGCCGCCGTCATTGTGCGTGAAGATCATCTGCTGCGAGTCGCTCTTGAAGGCGAACCCGGAGGTCTCCCATGTCGCGGCCCCGGCGTGCGCGTGGCTGGTGATCGCGATCCACTCGCCCTCGTCACCGCGCGCGTAGAACTGCGGCATGGCCGTGCCGGATGACGGGCGACCGTTGATCGCCAGCACCAACCCATCGGGAGCATACGCCGCCTTGCGATCCGTACCGTTGGAATTGCCGAGCGACGAGATCAGGGCGAACGCCCCGGCCGCCTGCGAATAGACCTCCGCTTCGCCACCACTCGGGGCGAGGACCCACTCGGTCTCGTCCGGGGTCATGGTCAGGAACTCGCCCGCAGGAACCGGCGAGATAGGGGCTAGGAGATTTTGGATGTCGAACAACCGGAACGTCAGGTCGCTCAATTTGGCAATTAGGAAATTATTCAAGGGGGAGATTTCCAGCCCCACGATGGACACGCCGATCTCCAGCGGGTCCTTGAGTTCCCAGACAGCCCTCGGGTCTTCGGGATCATCGGAAGTCCACTGGTAGACTTGCACGGTGTCGGCATCGTCGGCGCGAACGGCGAACAGAAACCGACCGTTCATGGAGAACGCGGCGCTCGAAAAATAAGTGCCAGTCGGCCAATCCGCGAGATCGTAAGCGCGCGTCTGGGCGAAGACAGGCCCCGCCCGCTCGTAAAGCCGGGGAGGAACGCCCGCCGAACCACCGAACAGAACCCACCTGTCATTCCAGTGAATCAGACGCAAGCCCGTCGTCGGCACGCCTTCTGCGGGATTGCCGATAGCCGGGAGGTCTTCAATTCGAAGATCGGATACCATCGCCAGCAAAGACAGGTCACGGCTTGCTTTGAGTTTCCTCGGGGCCTTGATCACCTTCGGATAGACCGCGATGATAGACCCTTGATCGCCGGGGCCGTCACGTTCACGCAATTCGAGGTAGGGCGCTGCGAGCGTAGTGATCGCGGCGAGAGACTTGGCCATTACAGAAGCTCCCCGTAGAGCGAGATGCAGACGCCGTGGAAGATGCCGACATACTTTCCGACGGGCGCGAAAATTTGCAGCAAATCGCCGGTTTCAAAGTCGGTATCGGCGTCCATCAGCAAGCCGCTCGTGTACATGTATTTGCGTGCCGTGCCCACCGGGACGCCATTCTTCAAGACCTGCAACTGCGGCCGGTCGTAGGGATAGCCGCGTACACGGGTGCTGTAGGAGTTGGTGCGCAGGCGGAAAGGTTCGGATACCTTATGCGAAGCCACGATCTCCCCCGGTCGCGTTTCCGAGATGAAAAAGGCGATCTCGATAGCGTCCTCATACTCCTGATATGCCGCAATGCCGCGCCAGCTAAATCCGTCACCGCCGCCATAGCCCACGATGATCCGATCAGCGAAAACCGGAATCGTGACGCCCGCCCACGGCTTGTAGACCTTATCCTTGTCGTTAGGCGTCGAGGTGCTGTTGAACACAATCCCCCTCGGAACTTGCGTGATCCACGGTTCTGCGGTGCTATGATCCGGCTCGGCAAGAAACGGTTTCATGACCGGGGAATACCAAGGGTAATACGGTTCGGATCGCCAGACGGTGTACATGGGAATCCAGCGACTAATCCATTCGATGGCGTTGTTAAGGGCTTCATCCCACATTTGCTCGCCCGACCGCCAGAACGCTCGGATCACGCCGTCGGCCCCCGCCAGTTTGCGCGAATGATCCGGGAAGGCGACCGAGTTCAATTGATGGTAGGTCTCGGCCGGATAGTAGTAGGTGATCTCGCCGTCAGCCATCAATCGATACTCCTGATCTTCCCCCTGATCGTCGCATTGAGCCCTATCATGCCGTGAGTATCGGCGGGCGAAATGATGGACAGCGAGTTCGCTTGCACATAAAGGCTTTCCTGCCCCGCAGGCAAGACGGCGACCTCATTCGGGATGTTGACAACCCCCTCGGTCTGCCCGGCCAGAAAGGTGATGTTGCCGACGGAGGCGTTGTTCTTGCGGACGTTGAACACGACATCGGAAGTCGGGGCCACCTCGCAAGACGCGCCCGAGCCCGGCGCGCCCGCTTCAATGACAAACTCCTGCGCGGCGACGTAGGCGAAGATGACCGCGTTCTTCCTGATGTTGCCCGGAGCATACCACGAGAACTCCCGTTCGATGGCCCGGTGGCTCTTGTTCATATCCCAGATGACTTGCCAGTTGCCATTCGGATTGAAGAGGACCCATTTGAACTCGTCCTCCACGAACATTTTGACGCCGAGGGTTGGCACGATTTCATACCACTCGGCGGGCTGAGTCACGCCGTCGTCGGTGAACGCCCCGACCCAGATGTTGATCCTTTTCGTCTCGGGATCGATATACATGTCATCGACCGCCGGGTTCGCAGGCAACACCGTGGTCCGGCTCTTCACGGAACCGTGAAGCATGGCGGCCATCTTCACCAGTTGCTCATTCATGCGCGGCCCCCAGTCGTTCGACCGCTTGGGGATTTGAGTCCAGTTCGCCGTTGTGCCGATATTCTTCACCACGTCCAATATCCTTTCAGTCCGGCCACACAAGCCCCTTGGTGCCCGGCAGGAGGCCAGTCATGTCAGACTCGATGCCTGTCAAGAACGGGTCTTCCGGCCAACCGCCCCAAAGGTATCCCCAGTCCGAACCATAGCCCTTGATGTAGAGTTTGAGCGCGATCTCGACGCCTTGCAAGGATTCGAAGCCGTCTCGCCGGGAGATGAACCGGAGCTTCATATCGAGCATCTGGGCCGTCGTCTCGATTATGTTCAACGTGAAGCTGGTTCCCGTCAACCCAGTGAAACGGTTGATCTCCTCGGACCCACGCAACAAAATGATTTCCGTGGTCTGGCCGTCTTCCGGCGGCACGTCAGGGTCGCTCCACGCAAGCCATGTCTGGTCCTCGGCCCACCTATTGCGCCTCGACCATGTACAATCGATTTCCCAGTCGCGCGGCACATGCTCCATGTCGTAGATGTCGAAGACCGGAGGATTGAGCATCTGACTCTGATCCTCGGTGCCGAACCGCACCGCCTCGATCCGCACGTTGGCCGGGCGATACGGGCGATAGGGACGGTCGGGTCTGACGGTCGTCACCTCGTTGGAAAGGTCGGACAGGCCGAGCGAAGTCCTGATCTGGAATCTGTAGCGTTCTTCCGTGTCCGCGAACCGGGGGCTCCAATCGAAGCCGTTGTAGTTGTTCGCGTGGATGATGATCTTCGCGCCGCTGTTCCATTTGGCCGGAACCGTATCGAGCACTCCGCGCCGGATGCGCCATGTGTTAGGTGCAAGGCGTTCCTCGAAAGTGAAAAGCTCGTCCGAGAACTCGTCCGCGCCGATGAACATCCCGAGGTAGCCTTTCTTCGGCCAGTCGCCCGGCCCGATGGTTTCCTCGACCACGATTTCAGATCGAACGGCCTGATCGATATTCCCGACCAAGACCGTATGACCGACCACTGTTTTCTCGCCGAGAGGAGCCCAAATTTCCTCGCCGAGCGTGTCCACGGAGGGCCGGTAGGGGATGTAGTAGTTCAGGTCCGTTTGCGCGTCCGTGGGCATGACATAGGTGTTGATGGCGATCTGGTTGTAGAGATCGTCGGTGATCTCGAAACCCGTGATGCCTGTCGGCGCGCGACGGTTGATGATGGACAGGGGAGTCGCCCGGAACAGATAGCCGACCATATCGAACAAGTCGTCATTCGGGTCCTTCTCCGGCGGCTCCCAAGAGGTATCGTCAGGCTCTTCCCACATGGCGTAAGGCAAGCCGAAGATATCCTCGACGCACTTCATCGTGATCTTGGCGTCGTCCACCGTGCCCCAGTCGATCTCCAGCACTCGGAAGATCACCCCCGCGATATTATGGAGCGGATAGACCAATCGGAACACGTCGCCCGGCAGATAGGGCGAGCCGTCGGGCTTCCGGTTCTGCCGGTTCATTTCGATGGTGGCCGAAGCGAGCGGGGCCGACGCCTGCCGAAGCTCGCGGGCGCATGTCCGGTTCGCCAGTTGCCGGTCCCGGATGCCGGGCATCTCGCGCGTCTCTGACACGACCGCACCCTGCATGGCGATATTGCCAAGGTCCTGATATGTGACCGAGACCTGTTCTTCGTTGCGCGGGTCCGTGTAGGTCAGCACGATCTCGTTGATCGTCTCGCCCCAGAGCGGCCGTCGGAAGGTCTTCACCCGGCACGTATCCGGCCCAAGTTCGGGCAGGCTGGCCGGGTCGTAGTCATCGCGCAGAAGCTTGAGATTGAGCTTGCCGGTGTAAGGGTTGAAGAACAGGAGCGCGTTGATATGGTCGAGCACTTCCTGCACGAAGGACTCGATGCTGTTCTGCCCGGACCAGAGCAAAGAGATTCCGAACTCTTCATCGAACAGCGTTTGGGCCGCCTCGTTGAAAGACGCTTCGTTGATCTGCGCGCGCGGGCCGTGCATCAAGTCCTTGTGAACGAGACACTCGAAAATCAGGTTGGCTGGATTGGAGTTGTGCCAGTTTCCGTTCGGCGTCGGGATCACCTGAACGTTATTGTCCAACTGCCTTGAACCGCGCCGGAAGCGGCCATAGATCGGCGGCACGTTCGGCATGTTGGAGCCGACTTTGAACCCCTTCGCGCCGGTATTGTCGTTTCCGCAAAGGAACAGACTCACGACGCCCCGATAGCCCGGCATGTCATCGGGGTCGGAATCGACGCGCTTCGCAAGCGCCTGCGGGCTTTTCTGCGCCGCGCCGCCATTCATAAAATAGATGTCGCCTACCAGCCCGCCTTCCCGGAGGTTGCCGCCGAATAGATCGGGTTTGTTGACGGAGAGCGTTACATTGTTGAAATAACGTTCATCGTCTTCGAATAACTCTTTGTCCTTGATCTCCAATCCGGTCCATTGATCTACCGGCCCACGGCAGTAGGACAAGTGCATCGAAATATAGTAATCGACATACGGGACGCCATCAGGTTTCTTTCCCACGGCGCGCCTCCCGAAGCTTGAGGATATGCTCGGTCATGGCGGGGTTGATCTCACGAGCAAGCTCGATAGGCAGGCCGTTCTTCACATAGTCGCGCCAGTCGGGCACGCGCTCGCGAAGAAACCTGCGCTGACCGCGAGCGCAATAACCGGCTTGATTGGCTTCGGACATGGTGATCGGGGGCTCGTTCATTTCTTCTTGCTCCCGCTGTCATCTTCCTTGTTCTTGTACTGTTTGTCCCACCAGCCGAGAAAGTTCGGGGCCTTGATCGTCATTTCGCCAAACAACCACGGAATCTCCCGGCTCTCGGCCGTCGGGCCTTCCATTTCGGTGATCTCCTGCTTCTCCTGCGGTGGCCGGGGCATCAGGAGGTATCCAAGGATCATCAGGGCCACGCCCGCGAGGAGTTGAAGCAACATACGCGATCACCAGAAATTCGGATTGCGAACGGGATTTTGCAGAGGCATCCACGGATCGCCGCCATAATTCAGAATATTGTCGAATACCTCACGGCAATCTTTCTGACGGTGATTGCAGCCGAGGATCAGCTTGACTGTCATCCCGATCTCGACTCCCCGCAATGGCCCGTTGAAGATCACCTTGGTCTCGGTGGTTTGCCGGATCGAACGATACTCCGTGCCGTACTGCGAAGTCCACTGTAGCATGCCGGTTATGAACTGCTTGATCGGCCAAGGTCCATTCCAACCGGGATTGAAGACCGGCATGCTGTCCTCGAAATCCACCACGACCGCTTCCACCGTGAAGTCGTCCCGGTTCGCATTGCATTGACCGACGCCTTCCGAGTAGAGAAGCAACGGGCACCCGACCTGCCAGCGACGGCGAACCCCCTGCCTCTTGAGCGAGATCAGCGTAGATTCGCAGGTCAGCACGACCGCGCCGCCGTCCTCGTAGGCATTGGAGAGCAACCGGCCAACCCAGACCACCATGGCATCGCCTTGGTCGAAGTGGCCTTGGCGGATTTCCACCGAGACCTCGTGCGGCGGCGGGTAGGGCAAGATCATCTGCGCGATCCCGGCCGAGATCGGAACGCGGATGTTCATTTGGTCACGCTCGGCCTTGCCGGTCGTCTTGTACTGGTCGCGCTGGATCGGGATAGGCTCGTAGTCGTCAATCGCCTCGACCGCGTTGGTATAGCGGTAGACATTCTCCGGGTTCGGCCCGAAGGTGAAGGTGTAAAGCTCATACGGGACCGCGCGTTCTTTTGACTGCTCGGCTTCGATGTAGGTCATAGCTCGAAATTCTCTAGCGTTTGCATCGTCAGGCTGAATTGCGAGACGCTGTTGGTCAGGAAATCTACATCCATCCGGTCGATGGCGAACCGGGCGACGAGGAGCCAAGAGATACCGAGGACCGTCTGCGGCGTCAATTCCGTCACCGGCAGGGGTTCGGTTACGCGCACGACCGAGGAGTTCGTATCGGGCAACGGCTGGATGTATTCGACCTGATGGTAGCTGACCGAGCCGTCAGGGTAGCGCAGCATGATCCGGCGGAAGACCGACGAGTCCTCGTAGATCGTACCGAAGGCCGGGCCATCCACGAGAATCGACTGCCCGCCGCCCGCCAGCGACGTGAAGGGAATGTCGTCCTCCCATGTCGGCATGAAGAACTCCCGCTGCATCCCGAAATGCCGCTGGAAGAACGCCATGATGGCGTAGGTCTCGGCGTGACTGCGGCCGACATAATCGTGCTTGTAGATGCGCGTCGGGAAAGCGATGGGGCTTTCACTCTTCACTCGGCCGTAGCCGTAATCGATCATGGATCGAGGCCACGAATAGGTCATGTCCTGCGCGCCGCCCCAGTTCGGCTTCCACTGAAAAATCTCGTAGGGGCCTTCATAAACAGGATCGGCCGGGAACAACGGTGGCGTGCTTTCGGGCATGAAGACGATACGTTGGCCTGCCGTGGCGACCCGGTTCGTCAGCCGAGAGATCGCCTGCTCGGGCTCCAGATACGCCAGATAGGCGGGCATAATCCGAGACCGCATAGGGAACTCCGATTCCGTGGAGTCTACGAAACCGAGAGATGTCGGGTTGGCCGAGGCGACGACCCGGCTCTCCCGGATCGCGGGATCGTCGGCATGCACGATCACTACAGTCTGGCCCGGCTGGAACCAGAATTGACCGCCCGGAGGTGCGAGGAACACGATGTTGTCTTGCTCGGGGGCCATGGGTCCGGCCGTTCGGACGGCGAACTGCTCCAACCCTACAAGAACCGGCTTTGTGTGCCACCCCGTCATCAGGAGGTCCATGTTGACGCGCGAGCGGCCGTTCATGTTCGCGGACATCTCGGCGAAGTGGCGCGGCTTGTGGCGCACGGCCCGGCGCTGCTCGCGGCCGTTTACCGAGGTGATGATATCGGTCTTGAACTCTACGGAATAGCGGTACGGTGACGACCAATTGTGCGCCAGCGGCATGATCCGAAACGGGTCGGTATCGGCCGGGTTCTCGGTCAGGACTGCCATTACGACACGACCTCTTTGAAGCTGCTCTTGTTCTTGCGGATGAAGTTCAACATGGCCTGCTCGCCGACCGCCGTGTTCAAGCCTTCGCTCACGAAATCGCCCGCGTCAATGGCGTTGACGATCTTGATGTTCGGGCCGCCGGAACCGGCCCCGGCTGCTGCGGCCGCGCCGAGGGTCTTGGCCTGATTGTTCGGATGGAACGGCGAATCCTCCGTCATGATGGCCTCCGTGCGCTCCACGATGGCCGCCATCTCTCCATGCTTGAGCCCGGCGTTGTAGCCTTTGTGGAAGCGCGGTGCGTTGGCGAATACACGCGGATCGACGCTGCGGCTTCTGTTGGGCAGATTGGACCCGAAGGTGCCGTTGCCGGTGCCGGAGTGGAACAGCCCGTTGGCTCCGGGCGTGATGCCGGGGAAGAAGCCCGAGATCGCGTTGAAGATCATCTGCCGGACGATCATCTTGCCGATGTCGATAAGGAATTGCGCGGCGGCCTGCTGCATCGCCCGGCCGAGCGCCTTCCATGCGTTCTCGCCGTTGGCAACCGCCTGCGCGAACTGGTCGAAAGCGTTGACCAAGTTCTCGCCGAGGGAGCGACCGACTTCCGTCCACATGGCCTGCACAGCATTGCCGGTGTTGGCGAGGTTTTTCGCCTCCATGGCCGCCGTGCGGAGCGACTGGATTTTGGCCTGCGCGTCGGTCCCGCCTACAGCCTCCCACATGCGGATAGCTGCGGCCGTGGCCTTGTCGATCTCGGCCGTCAGGGCGTTGGCCTGCGTGGTCGCCTGTTCGGCCGCGCCAGTGTTGCCCTGCGCCCGGAAGAGCGCCGACTGCTTGAGCAATTGTTCGCGCTGCGTGATCAGCGCGTTGACCCGGTTCTCCGCGTCCTCGGCCACCTTTTTCTTGGCGTTGATCGCGTCCTGCGTGGCCTGCTCTCGATACTGGAGTTCAACGCGGCGGCGTATCGATTCTTCCGCTTCCTTTGTGAACTCGATACCTTCCCGCTCATACTTGGCACGTTCCTTCGCAAGCTCAAGCTCGGTCTGGCGCTTGACGACATCGGCGTTTTTCAGGCTGGCCTCAAGCTCGGCCGTCTGGAGCGCGAGAGCTTCGGACTGTTGCAGTTCCTTGGTCTTCTCGACCTGTTTTTCTTTCTCCTCGGTGATCTTTTTCTGTTCGTCCAGATACGCTTTGGTGCCGCCTTCTACATCGGTCCCGTGCTGGAACGCAGCCGCCTCGTAGAGTCGCCGTTCCCGGTTGACACCAGCGTTGTCATTCTGGAGCCCTCGGATGGCTTCCGCGATCTGCGCGTCCGTGCCGCCATTCTTGATCGCGTCCACGATCCTCTGCGGCAGCGAACCATAATTGTAGGCGATGGACGTGAGCACGCCCTGCTGCGCCGGGGAGAACCCGGAGAAGGTGTCCGAACCGATCTGCCCCTTGATCGTCTCATTGAACTCACCGATGCGCCGGTACAGGTCTCGGTTCGCGTCCTCGACCGAGATACGCATGCCCTTGACGACCTTCTGCACGGAGCCGTCGTCCAAGGTGACGGTATCCGAACCGAACCCGATCCGATTCGCGTTGACATCCCAGTACGGGGTGGACCGGAAATCCTCACGGTCCCGAAGAATCGTAGCCGCCGCCTCTACGCCGCTGGTGATCCCTGACAGGTTCTTCGCTGCGGCATTGGCGAGCATGCCGTTAAGGGCGGAATTGTATGTATTGACGGCCCCGGCCAATTCACTGATGGTCTGCGCGGCACGGGCGGCTGACTGGAACGCTTCGTCCAGCTTCGCCTTGTCCTTCATCTCGTCAAGGCCCTTGTTGATCTCGGGGATCAGAGCCTTCATTTCTTCGAGTGCGGTGTTGAACTTGCTGGACGATGCCGTAATACGAGCCGTGGCGTCCGAGGCTTCCTCGGTTTTCCGCATGATGCGGTCCATCGCCTCGGTGGCTTTATCCGTCTCTCCGGTCTGAACGATCAAGGCGTCCTTGGCATCGCGAGCGGCAAGAACAACCTTTTCGTCCGCTTCGGCCAGTTTGATCGCGCCTTCAATGGCGTTCGACATCGGCCCGCCGTTAACGCCGAGCTTGGCCGCCTCCTGCGAAAGAGCGTTCAGTTCCTTGACATAATCGGCCGCCGATTTTTCCCCGGCGAAGAAGGCAGTCATGACCTTCGTCACCTGCTGCGCGATCTTCCCCAGTTCGGGGTACATGTCGGGATCGATCAATTCGAACGGCGACAACCGTTCTCCCACCAGTGTTTCCACGGCGGCCTCGACCTGCTTGATATTGTCGAGGAGTTGTTTGGTCGAAACGAGCGCCAATTCCTTGCGCCATTCCTCGACCGACTTCTTAGTCGTGTCATAGGCGCTTTTGACCTTCTGCATGATTTCTTCATGCTCGGTCATCGCCACGTTGACGGCATCCGCCGACGTGATCCAATTCGTCAGGATGCCGACAATCACACTGATGCCGACGCCCGCCAGCCCGCCGCCGATCCCGCGTGCGGCCACGCCGAGCATGCCAATACGGCTGGCCGCCACGCCGCTCTGCGCCGCGAGCATCTGCTGCTCGCGATTGAACACGCGCGCCTGAATGGCCGCCTGATTGATCGATTGGCCGTACCGCTGGAACCCGAGCGCCAGCGAACCGAGGAACGGAACAAGCTTGATCGCGAGGAAGGCGTTCGCGGCGAACACGACCAGCTTGAAGTTTTCGGCGAGAAAGGCCATCGCCTTCGCGATAAGACCAAATGCCGACGACACATTCTCCGCGAAGGCCCGGAAATCCGCCGACCGAAGAGTCTCGGTCATGGAGATCAGGAGTTCGTTGAACCCCTCGATAAAGCCGCCTTGGCCGAACGCCAGCAACGCCTCCGTGACCGCGTTTCGGAATCGGCCGAGAACCGCACTGGTGTTCTTGAGGGCGTCCGGCAGCGCGTCACCGTACCGCTCTTCCAAATTGTCAGCGAAGGCCGAGAGTGCGCTGCTCGACACCTCGCCTTCTTTGGTCATCTTGAGGAGTTCTTCGACCGTGATGCCGAGGCCGTCGGCCATGATCTGTAGCGCGCCCGGCAGACGGTCGCCAAGCTGGCCGGACAACTCTTCTAGTTGTACCTTCCCCTTACTCGCAATTTGAACGAGTGCTCGGAAAATACCCGACATGTCATCCATTGACAGGCCGTTGACCCGGCCCGCCTCGGCGACCCGGAGGAAGATGCGGCGTGACTCTTCACCAGCAATGACCGTTCCCTTGGTCGCGGCCGTGAACTTCGTGTACTGGTCGGCGAGGTCGCCGATATCGATACCGAGCCGGTTCGCCTGCCGCTGGATGAACTCGTATTCCTGCGCGGCCTGCATCTGGTCGCCGCCGTACAGGGCGTTAAGACGAGACTGCGCGCCCTCCAGCTTGGTCGTGGCATTGACGACATCGCCGAGCATCTGGATCACGCCGAAGATACCGCCGTAGGCCGAAATCAGGGACAGCACCTCGCCGCGCAACCGCTGCGTATAGGACATGGCCTGACGGCTTTCGCCGTAAAGCCGCCTGTAAGCGTCACTGAGGCGGTTCGTGGCGACGGCGGCCTGATTGGTGGTCGTGGCTGCTTGTCGCGTCTCACGGACCACGGTGCCTTGTGCAACGGCCGCTCGCTGCGTCGAGGTCGCCAGACGTGCGTTCGACCCTTCCGCCTTGGCCGCGATCTGCTGCGACCGCTGGAGGGCCGCTGCCGACTCTTCAAGCGCCTGTTCGAACCGGCCCGTGACTGCCGCCAGTTCCGCCGTATCGCCAGACAGGTTCGCATACTCGCCGCGCATGGACGCGAGCGTGGCCTTCTGATCGTTGAACGACTGGCTGATTTCCCGCAGCGCCACGGTCAGTCGGGCGTAGGTTTCCGACATCTCTTTGGTCGGCACCCCGGCCCGGCCCATCGCCGCGCCAACCTGCGCAAGCTCGCTACGGACGCGCTGGAACTCATTGTTGATCCGGGAGACCGCCGACTGCTGCGCCGAGATCGCTTCCCGGAGCGGGCCGCGCGCCTTGGCGGCCACTTCCGACATCGCGGCTCCGGCCTTGCCAACGGCCGTGCTCAAGGTCTCAAAATTCTTCTCGGCCCCTGCGAGCGAGCCCTTCTGGCGCTCCAGTGTTACGGACGCCTTGTTCGCTTCCTTGTCCAGTTCGCGCTCGTGCGCCGCCGCTTCCTTGATCGAACCCTTGAGGTTCTTGATCTGGGCGCTCGTCCCGGCAATCGCCGCCGTCTGTTCTTTGATACTGGCCTCGGCCGATTCCAGCCCGGCCTTGAACTGGACGACGGCCGCCGCCGCGCCCTCCAGTGTCGTCTTGGACTCCGTGAGCTTGGCGCGAAGCTCCTCCAGCCGCGCCGTCTGCTTGGTCAGTCGGGTCTCGGTATTGGCGAGCCGTTCCTGCAACGTGCGGCTCGGCTTCTCGGCCTGCCGCACGCCTTCGGAGTAGCGTTCGAACTTTGCCGCCGTCTCGGTGACTTTGGCTTCCTGATCCGCGATCTGCTTGGTCAGGTTCGGGATCGACTTCGTTAGCTTATTGACCGTGGTATTGTTTTCGTTGAGGGCGGTCTTGAGCTTGTCGGCTTCGGCCACGGATTTCGTCATCCGGGCGTTCTGGTCCGATAGCTGTTTTTCAAGGGCGGCCGACTGATCGCGCAGCTTGGCCGTGGCAGCGGCGGCTTCCGTGGCCTCCCGCTGAACTTTCTCCAGTCCGGTCTCGGCGCGCTCCAGTTCCGTGCGCAGGCTGGAGAGCGACTTCTGGGCTTTCTCCAGATCGCCCGCCAGCTTGTCCGCGCCGGAGGCCCCCTTGAGGGCCTTGTCGAGTTCCGTGACGGCCGCCACGAGGCCGCCGAAACCGCCGTCTGTGTCCTTGGCCGCCTTGGTGACTTTTTCCTGCGCGCCGACCATCGAATTGAGGGCGGCGGTGACAGCATTGACCACCGTTACCGCGTCGTCTTTCGCCCTTACAATGAGATCGACTTCGCGGCGGTTCGGGGCCATTTACCTATTCCTCGTAGGGGCTCGGCGACGGCTTGGTAGGCGGCCCGACATCGGTGTGCAAGGAGCCCATGGCCTTCTGGAAAGCCTGTTGCCCCTTGTTGCTGAATATCGTCGTAATGGCCGACTGGATCAAGCTGACTTCGGTGTGAATCCGAGCGTTTTCCCGTGCAATGATGATATTCGATTCATCATATACCCAACCGACCGGATAGAACCAAGCGTCTTCTCCGTAGCCCGCCGCTACGAGTTGGTTGACCCGTTTGCGGAGTCCCCAAATCCATCCGGGAAGCGAAAGCCGCTCGGCTGATTCATGTTCTTCCTCAAGCGGAGTACGAGGCCGGTCACGAAAGTAATCGCTTTCGTGGCGACCTCCACCAGCTTTTTTAGCTCGGCCTCCGAACTGATGGAGAGCAACATGATCTGATTCAGGGCTTCGACCTGCACGCCGAACCGCAGGTTTTCCACGTTCGCCCGCGCCTGCGGGTCATCGTCTTCGGACGCCATGACAATCAGTTCGAACACGATGTCCGGGGCCTTGATCATTGCGTTCTGCAAGAAAGTAGCCACGAAGCCAGTCGAGATTTCGCCGCCGTTGGCCTCACGCGCGGCCATGAAATCATCGAACAGTTCAAGCATCTCGGCTGTATATTTGTTGAAGAGCCGGATGATGTCGGCGAGGGATACTCCGCGAACCTCGAAATAATCTTCCTCGGTCACGTAGACCGGCGCGCGTGTCACCACGACATCGCGCAAACTTACTTTACCCATTGTGTACTCCTGTCAGGTCAAGCGTTGGTCGCGCCGTCAGTCTTACGAGAAGGCCGGAGCCCCGTCAACGTAGATCGCCTCGCCGACGTTCGGCTTCTGGATATCCAGCGTGAACGGGATCGCCTGCCACTCGTCGCTCTTGAGAGCATAGTCGCCGTTCGGGCTGATCTTCACGTAGGGCATGTAGTAGTGGAACAGCTTGCCCTTCGGATTGGTCGCCTCGTACATCAGCGCGCCTTCAACCGGCTGCGTGCCGGAGATGATGCGCTCGCGCGTGGACGCCTTGATCGAGTAGTCCACGTCCACGTCGTCGCCGTCGGTGACGACCGTCGAGCTTTCGAGGAAGGTGATCGTGCCAAACTCGGGCTTGATCGTATAGTCCACGTCCACCACCAGAGGAACTGCGCCGGTCGTCAGAGTCAGATCGGCCGTGTCAATGCCGAAGAACCCGGTCGGGTTGGCCGTGGTCATGCCTAGCCGGTAGGAGTGACCGAGCTTGATGCCTTCCAGCGTTTCGGACTGAGCCGTCGCCGCGACCTGCGTCACCAGCGAGTCATCGCCGAAGAAGAACAAGGCGATGTTCCGGGCCGCGATATTGTCGGTCGTCAGCGAGCCGGTACGGTTGACCTGCAACGGGATGGAGTCGTCCTTTTCCCGGATACCTTCATCGGACGAGAAGTGGTCGAGCACTTCGGATTCGATGGTCAGGTTGAACTCGGGCGTGTTGCCGAAATAGGCGAAGCCGTCGGGGCGCTGCGTGCCCGGAGCGAAGCGTGCGAAAGAAATCTTGCCGCGACCGAGCGTATAATTCTTGATGTCCATCATGTGATCGGTTCCTTATATTACCGAGTTGCCGTAGTCGTAGGGGTTCGACAAGTCCTCTACTAAGTCCAATGTGATCGGAAGCCAGAAATACGCTTTAGCCGATATTTCGTCCGGCGGCCGAACCACACCCACGCCGAGCGTCAGCTTGGTGATGGCCCGGAACCCGAAGATGCCGCCATCATCGTCATACACTTTCGGCATTTCTTGCGCGAGTCGCTTCGTTACATCCGCTAACAGGTATTGCGCCGGATCGGTAGGATTTTCCGGATCGTCATACACGAATCCTTGGATCATCAAATCCCACGGGCCGTGCCGGTTCGGGTTCGGCGCGCTGCTCGGATATTGGTCTGGCGGCAGCACCACCTCCAGCAAGGATATCATGGGCAAGGGATCGTCCTCGCCGAAGATCACCCGGCCCCGGAAGACGCGATCCTGCATGAACTCCGTGCCGTCTGGTTTGGTGGCGGGGAACGGCCGCATGTCGTTATGGTAGCCACCGTCTTCGCCGTTGATCTCGCCGAGCGCGGCCGTGATCCGCTTGAGGATCACCAGTCGAAAAGGGTCAGGAAGCGGGGCCATATCAGAAATCCAAATCCCAGAGGCGAAGGAACTCCCTCTGCATGAAGTCCAGCATATCCGGTGTCATCTCCGTTGCAACCCCCTCACCTGCCCGCGCGCCGGTTGCGTTGAGGAAAACCTGATCGATGCTCGGGCCATAGAGAAGGTAGAGGCCCCGGTCGAGCCGGATCGCCGTGCGTTTGTTGCGCATGGTCTGGCCCTTGCCGAGCCGGATCGCGAGGCCGAGATTGTACTGGGTGTCCACCGGGCCGGTTCCGGCCGGAAGCTTCACGAGGAAGGCCCTCTTGAGGAACGTGCTGTTGCCGGGCTCGACCTCGACGTTGACGCCTTCCTTGCCCGGCGTGTAGTTGGTCACGAAGCGGGCCAGCGAGGTCGGCCGCGACCGAGCCGAGATGACGCCCTCGGGCTTGCCGCGTGTCGCCTTCTGCGTCACATAGAGCCGCTTCTGCGCTGGATTGAGGTATCGGGCAGGGAAGTTGACCTGCGCCCGGATCATCTCGGCCGCGCGGGTCCGAAACCGGGTCGTAGTCGTGTTGATCGTCTGCACCATCTTGAACTGGATTTCCGGGCGCATGCGGTCAATGTCTTGGATAGACTCCAGCCCCTCGACATAGACGGCCCACCTGTTCACCCAAGCTCTCCCGAGATCATGGGCAGGAATCCAGTCATTGCCGAGTACACGGCAATCGCAGGAGGGGCCACGAATAGCGCCAGTTCCTTCGCCGGTAGTCGCGATACGTTGGCGGCCTGAGTCACATTGTAGACCGGCTCCGTGTTATCCACACGCCAGCCGTCGTCTTCGGCCAGAATAACGACATCCCCACGCTGCGGGGTGTGCTCTTCCACGAGGAAGATGATCTGGGATTTGCGCGTATCGTTCCGCTCCGCATAGACGAAGCTCGTGCCCTTCACGTCGCCAAGAGCGCCCCATTCGGTCAAGGACCGGACGTGGACGACCTTGAAGACGCGACCGCCGCCCAAGTAGCAGTACGCCGTGTCCTGCAATGCTCGATGCAGGTCACGGCGCGCCTGTAGCTTGATCTGGCGATGCGCGCTGATCATCACACCACGTCGGTATTGGTCGGCGTGGACTTCGAAGCCGCCTGCCCCGACTTGCTGCCAGCCTGCCCGGCCGTGCCGCCGGACTTCGTGCTGGTGGCTTTCATCGAAGCCGTGGAGCCCGAAGTGTCGTTCCGGTCGGCGTTCTGGTTGATCGCTTCATCGAACTCGCCACCGCCGACGACATTGCTCATGCGGCTGAACGCCTTCTCGTCTTCTTCCGACCAGTCGCGCACGGCGTTGGCTTCGCGCAGGGCCTTGAGTTCTTCGCCCGAGGACATGAACACGGTGCCCGGCATGATGGTCTGGACCTTCGGCTTCTTCGCCGGGACGCCCTTGGCGCGGTCGCCGTGCTCACCGGGTTCGGTGACACGGATGATTTGGCCCATGGCGATCAGCTTGGTGCCCTTTTCGTTGGATTCCTTTGCCATGATATTTCTCCGTCATGGAACTGTGTGAAAGGCGGCCCGAGGGCCGCCCACTATTGCTACCGATCAGGCGACGACGGTCGCCTTGAAGGTCGCGTTCGGGTTGATGGGAACCATCAGAGGGGCCGATTGCGTCATGATGAACGTCGCCGACGGGTCCTCTTCGTTCCACATTTTCGAGAACACGGAGAGCGGCTGGAGGTTCGCCCCGATGTCCTGAATCGCGCCGTAGCAGCGCACGCCGCGAACGTTCGGGCCGGTCAGCACGATGTCCTTGGGCGACATGTAAGGAACCACGGTCCCGTCGGGCTGCTGGTAGTAGTCCGAGTAGACGTAGACTTCCAGCGTCTCGATATTGCCGACGCGCTCGACTTCCAGACCTTCGAGCATGCCGAGGGACAGGTTGACGTTCGCCCCGGAGCGGTACTGCGTGTTAAGCAGTTCCTTGATTTCCGGGTCGTGGCGCATGACATCCCAGACATCGGTGCCGATGGTCAGGCGGTTGGTGACGCCGCCGAACCGTGCCCTGCGGGCCGTGGAGCGCCACGCGGCTACGTTGTCGAGGATCGAAACCCCGGCATCGCCCCAACGGGCTCCCGCACCAAGGACGACGGTCTGCGCCGCGTTGCGCTGGAAATCCACCACCGTCCGGGGGTAGCGCTCGTCTTCCAGAATGTTCTTGGCGTCGATGATCGCACCGGCCGCCAGCCATTCCCAACGGCGCTCGATAGCGAAGCGATGCTGGCGGATGATGTCGGCGACGATGGCCTGATAGCGCTGCTGCGGCGTCAGCGGGACAAGCTGCCCGAGTTCGCCGAGACCGGCGGCCCGGCGGATCATGCGGGTCGCAGTCACGGGGTCCTTGGGCTTGACGTAGGCGGGCTTGACCTGCACCAGACGCTCGGCGGCCGAGTAGATCGGCACACCTTGCGCGGTCGGCACGACCAGAGGAGCCAGCTTGCGAACGTCGTTCAACTGGCTGAAATCGATGGTTTCAGTCGTGAAGTTGAGCGTCGTCGGGAAGAAAGACAGCCAGTAATTTTCCGGCGGCTCCATGTACGTGTTATCCCAAAACACGCCCAAGAGCGTCCGGCTGTCGTAGATTGTGGGTTCCATAGTTAGGGTTTCCTTTTCTTGGGCGAGCTAGGCCACCAACATCAGATGTTGATGGCGCTGTTCGGGAAGTTTTTCTTGCTGATGAAAATGTTCGGCGACACGCCGCCTTCGAAAGCAGCCTGCTTCTTGGCGTCCGTGTCGAACGAAGCATCCCAGACCATGGACTCCTGATTCCAGTGCCCTTCGCGGTAGAACGCGGCCGACATGGACTGCCCGGCGGTCAGTGCAATCGGCATCGCGAGGATGCCGTAGGCATTGGACCCCTCGGTGGCGTCGTGCTCGGCCAGTGCGATCTCACCGTCAGCGGCGACGGAGACGACCGAGTACAGGCCGAGCGTAATGCCCGCCGTGGACTTGACCGTGCGGTGGGTGGTGGTCGGCACGCCCTCGCCGTAGCGAGGCTCCTGCGCGCTTTCCCACGATTCCGTTGCGAAGCCCGCGATACCGGGATCATTCAACGGGATTTTATTATCAATCGGAGGCATTGTTCTCTCCTGCTAGAGTTGAAACATCCCGGCGAAGTCGGGTTACGCGGTCTTCTTCTTCTGGATGCCCGTCGTGGCTGCGAAGGACGCCAGAATAGAATTGGTGTTGGCGGCGCTCTTGTCGCCCTCGGTCTCGTCATCGTCGCCGCCCGTGGCCGAGATGTCCGGGTTCTTGGTCTTGTCCATGGCTTCGGTGAAATGATTGCGGAGACCGTCCTTGTTCTTGGCCTTTTCGGTAGCCTTGTCGTCGGTCTTTTCCTCGACGGCGGCCTTGGTCTCTTCCGGCATCTTCGCCAGCTTGGCCTTGGCGGTCGCGGCGTCCACGCCGAGTTCTACCAGCATGGAAGCGGCGGCAGGCCGGGTCGCGGCCTCTTCGAGCCCCATGATCTCGGTATAACGGGCGCGCTCGGCGGTAGCGCCTTCGGCGAGACCTTCGGCCTTGGCTTCCGCCACCATGGCATCAACCTGCTCCTGCGTGTAGCCCTGCGCATTGTCGTCCTGACCGACGGGCTTCTTGCCGGTCGCATTTCCCTGAATAGCCATGTACGTGTCTCCTACATTGTCGGCCAATTCGGTCGCATACACGACCAGTTCTTCATCAAGAGCGCCGATGCGATCAGCGAACCCGATCTCAATCGCTTCCTCGGCATCATATGTCAACGCTTCGGTCGCACGAACATCTTCCTCCTCCATGCCACGATTGCGAGCAACCGTCGAGGTGAAGACGCCGTAAATCTTGTCGATACGTGCCTGCGTCCGCTTTTTTGCTGCGGGAGACAAAGCTTCGTAAGGATTTCCGTCAACCTTGTGCGACCCGGCGAAGATGTACGTGACCTTGATACCGATATCGTCAAGCATCTTCGAATATTCGACATGCGCGGTGACGACACCCACAGAACCCGCGCCGCCCGAGCGCGTGATGATCACATTGTCCGGCCCGGCGGCGGCGGCCAGATTGTAGGCGGCGGAATAGGCGTAGTTGGCACAGAAGGCCCGCACCGGCTTTTCGTCGCGCCACTCGTAGATTTTGTCCGAAAGTTCGAAGCACTCTGTCACCTCGCCGCCGGGCGAGTTGATAACGAGCGCGAATCCCATGACCTCCGGGTCTTCCAGCCCGCGCCGGAAGGCCATCTCGATATACTTGTAGCCCGTGGCCCACCGGCCAAGCTGCCACGGAAACTGCGAAAGCAAGACCCCCATCACGGGGATTTGCAGCACCCCGTCGATCACGTTGTAGGGGCGGTAGTAGTGCAGCCAGTCGTCGGGATCATCCGGGTTGCCCCAGAAGTCGTCATCGTTCGTCGCCATGCGCGAGTCCACCATCTCGCTCGCATGCTCGTGCGTCATGACATGCAGGAGGCACGACTGGAAAAACTCGGCCGAGTTGGAGTCGACCAGCAAGGGCTCCATGGAAAGCTGCGCCGCCAGAGGGGATGCGGTGATCTTAGCCATTGGACCCTGCCGTTCCTACGTTCTCTTCATTGGCCTCGCGCTCGGCGGCGATAGCCCCCGGATCGTCGGCGAGCATGATCTCGCGATCCTTGATCTCTTTCTGCTCGCGCTCAAGCTGCTGGAACACCTTGCGCCAGTCCTTGCCGAGACGGCCAAGCTCGTCTTCCCACGTAGACAGGCCGGAGCGGATGCGCAGGATCGCGGCCTGCGTTTCCTTGAGTTCGTCAATCTGGCCGCGCGAGGCACCAATCCAATCACACTGGCAATAGGCTTCCGCCATCAACGGCTCGTAATAGTTCGGCGCGCGGCTGTACTTCATGGCTTCGATCTCGCCACGGCCGATCATCTCTTCGAACCAAAGCATGAAGACGATGGTCGCGAACATATCGGCGACCGCCTTCTTGCGCGACATCATGAACTTGAAGGTTTCGTTGATGCCGCCCTTCATGCTCGAATAGTTGGTCTTGGAGTAATCCTTGGAAAGCTGCTCGTAGCTGATACCGAGGAGCGCCGCCGTGTAACGGATCAAGGACTGTTCGAACTCCTGTCCGACGCCGCCGGGCGTGCCGACGGGGCGAAGCTGAAACTTCGTGCCGGGGAAGAGGTGCGGGATTTTCACGCCGTCGATCTGGAGGCCCTTGGCCGAGGCGGCGTACTGGGCGACCGCCTTGAGATAGTCCGCGCCGAAGGTTCCGGCGGCCGCGCCCGGAGACACGTTGCCGGAGCCAAGCTGCGCGTAGACGGCTTCCGCCGGAAGCTCGGACTCGATGGTCGCGGCGAACATGGCCCCCGTGACCGCGTTCTGGAGCGTCACCTTGCGAAACTGCTTGGCGATCTTGGTCTCCATCAGACCGGCCACCATATCGGCGATCCCGCGCGTCTGATGCGGACGGCGTTGCTCCACGATATGGATCACCTGACGGCGGCCCCACGGCTTTCGGGCCGGGATGAACTTCGCTTCGTCCATGCCGCCAGTCATCGGGAATGTTAGACCTTGCGCCGGGTTGTCCTTGATCCAGTATCCGATAGGCGCGCCGTAGCGGTCCATCTGCACGCCGCCCCGGATGTTCTTGTCCGGCAGGCGGTGGAACGGGGTGTGGAGCCGGGCCGGGTCGATCATCTGAACCGCCGTGCGGAACGGCCGCTCCGTTGCCCGGAGCCATTCGGCCGTCGCCAGCATTTCGCCGGTCGCAGCGACCGATCCGATTGCCATACGGATCAGGCTTGTGAAAGTCTGCTTGCGGGCGGCGTCCAGCCAGCAATTTACGCTCTCCGCGCCGAGGGTGAATTTGGCCTCGACCTCCTCCTGAAACTCCGTGGCCCACTGGTCGTCCAGACCGAGAACCCGAAGCTCGGGCTTCGAATTGAGGAGGTACATGGAGCCGACGATGGAGTTCTTGTTGATCTCCATGCCCGACTGCACGTAGCCGTCATTGCGGGCCAGATCGTTGACACGCGCGTCGGCGGTCTGTTTGATCGGGATGATGTCGGCGTCCACTGACTGGATAGGAGGAGCCCATGTCGCCATGCTACGGTCGAAACGGTCGGTGCCTTCGTAGGCCCCGCCGATAGCCATGTCCTTGCCGACCGGGCCGACTACGGCTTCGATGTCGCGGACGATTTCTGCACTAAGCTGATCCATTACATCCACACATTCAGAGGGCCGCTCACGGTGACAAGCCCAAGCTGGCGTTTCAGTTCGGCGATGTACTTCGAAAGCTGGAGGAGCGACCCGGTTCCATACTCGATACGCTCGCCGTTCTGGTCAACGAAGACCCGCACGGCTCGGCCGGTCGAGAGCATGTGGTACTGCTCTTCTGCGTCGGCCAGCCATGCGGTCAATTGTTCTTTCGTCGCCATCAATCACCCAAGCAGTTCGCCAAGAGCCGCAAGATCGGGGCCGGTGTCGGTCTCCTGATCCATGGGCATTGCCTCATTGACCGTGAAGATCATATCGTTCCGATCCCACTCGGCCGCCCATGTGGGCGGGTTATCCCACGAGATATGCTCCCAACTGATTGTCCGATGCAAGAGCCCGGCATAGAGATATACCAACAAATCCCATGATTCGTTGCGATACTTGTGAGGGTTAGCCCACTTCATCGTTTTGGGGTCTTTGCTCTCGACTGTCAATTCCTTGTAGAAATTGATCGGAAGCCAATCCGGGAAATTCACCCGGCCGCCGGGCTCCGTGCGGTCCAAGATGCCGTCCACGGTATCTTTCATCATGTTCGAATTGATGAACATGACCGGGATTTCGCCGCGCGCGCCCGCGTGCCGGTCCTTGCGCTCGCTGTCAGGGAAGCCGACCCGGATGCGCGGGGCATCCAGTTTGGGTTCGCCCTTGAGGAGATGGAAACGTGCCGCCAGATGCGGGAACCACGGATACTTCTCCTGCATCTCGACCGACTCCTCGGAACCCTCGTAACCGTAGCGCAGCCACCGCACGAAGTCGTAGGCGTTCGAAGTCACGCCCTCGGCACCACCGGAATCCGAGAAGGTCTGCCAGATCGCCATGTGCCGGTCGGGATCGTCGGCCAGCGGGTAGGACTTGCGCATGACCTCGGTCGCGATCAGCCGCCAGTCTTCCGGGAAGGCCGCTGCGTTGACATATTGAAGCTGGCCGGGGTTGTCCGGCTGTTCGCGCTTCGAATACTTGATCTCGTAGCGGTCCACCACCCAGACATCCTCCGTCCCGACGCCGTGGACCTGCACCACGAAACGGTTTTTCTGCACGTCGATAGTCGCGACGAGGAACCGGACACCGTGCGGGACGACCCGGATGCCGTAGTCGCGAGCGCGCGAGCGAAGCATCTCCGGCAGGCGCGCGAACGTCTGGGCCTTGGGCTTGTAGGGCTCGCCGAACTTGGTGTTGATCACCGCCTTGAGGGTGTTCTCGGAACTGGTCTCGGCATATTCCTTCTCGGCCGCAAGATAGTCCTGCACCAACCCGCTCCAGTTGGCGAAGGTCGCGGCGACCCCCATAAGCCAGAACGACGCGACCTTGGACCGGAACGGCTTTCCGATCAGCCCTTCCTTGGTCCAGAGCATGCCATCCTTCACCCACCGGGCCTGCCCGCCCCACTCCACCAACTGGTTCATGCCCGCCTTGCCCGGCACGTCGGTATCGGTCTCGTAGTAGCGCTGCTCGCAATGCGGACAGGTAATCCGGGCCGTCTCGCCGCACTCGATAGGGTCTTCCGAGTTCTCCCAAGACAAGAGCGAGCGGTGGGGCTCAAAGGAATTACGGCAGGACACGCATTGCCAATACCAGCGCCGCCGGTCGCCGGAGTTGTAGATCGACAAGATGCCCTCGCACGGCGGGGCCTCGTGGTTCGTCGCGGGAATCCATTGCGGGTTGTCCACGATAAAGCCCGGCGATGATTCCACGATCACCTTGCCGTTGCGGCCGAACGAGGTGGTGCGCGCCGCGCCAAGCCTGAATGGTGTGCCTTCGCCGTCAACGTCCATCGGCATGCGGTCGTAGTCGGTCTCCCAGACCACCGGGACCGGGCGGCCAGACAGTTCGTTGATCGAAGGCCAGACCATGCGCAGGAGCATGCCGTTGCGATACCGCTTGTCATAGACGTTATCGTTGATGACCCGCGATCCGACGGCCTCGGTCGCGCGATGAAGGCGGTCCACGCGGCTGATCGAAAAGTCGCGCGCCGTGCTCTGCGCCGTCTGCACGAGCATGATGTCGCCGGGATCGCAGATCACCTTGTAGGTCAGGTAGTTCAGGAACATGTCGGTCTTGCCGCACTGAGCCGGGCCGACAAAGCACACCGTCGAGTAGAGGTCGTTCGTGGTCTCGTCCATGGGCTCCACGAGGTACGGCGTGGTCTCGTTCAGCCACGGACCTTCGTAGGAGCCGACGTTCCGCAGCATGCGATACTTGGCCGTGGCTTCGCTGACAGTCAGGCGTTCGGAGGGCCGGACGCCCTCGGCCGCCGCGACCACCATGTCTTCGATGGATTCAAACGTATTCAGCAACGTCGAACTCCTCTTCCTGATCGTGCGCAGCCTCGGCCGCAGCCCGCTCGGCTTCCTCGCGCGCTTCGTCCTCCAGTTCCTCGGCGAGCAACGATTTCGTCTTCTTATTGGCCGCCAGCCCGACCAGCTTGGCGTGAAGATCGGACTGGAGATTATCGATCATACCCTGCAAGAGCTTGCGCTGCACGTCGCTCAAACCGACCGTGCGCTCCAGATTAGCCGACCAAAGCTGCGTCGAATACTTGATGGTCTGGAACACCTCGCCGAGCACTTCGAAAACCTGTTCAGAACGCCAGAGACGACCTGCCTGCTCCTCATACTCCCGACGGCGGTTCTTCGCCTGCCAGAACTCCGTCTGGAGCCGCAGCGGCAAGTCTTCGATCCGGGCCTGCTTAATGTAGCTGTCAATATCGAACTTCGGCTTGATCAGATAGGCGACCGCGATCTTGAAATCATAGACGAAGCCGTTCTTGTACTTCCGCAGCGGCGGGCAGTTCGCCAGCTTCTTTTTCACCTGATCGTGGTTCATGTCCATAGCTTGGGCCAGCCAGCCCACCGTGACGCCCTTCGTCACGGCATCGATACCCATATGCGGCCCGAGGTGGTGGTCGGCATTGGCCCGGCCGGTCGCGAACGTATTCTCCTCGCGACTCCGGGTCGTCAGCATATCGAGAGCCTTAGCGGCCCGGTCCTGTAGCTTTGCAGCGGCACTCATGCTGCCATCCTTTCACTGTGATACCGTTTCGCCAGATCGACCCGAACCGCGTTCGTGATCCTGTCCTGCCGCGCGCCCTTGATATCGAGGGCCGCCGCGACTGCTTCGTCTGCCGTGTACTTGGCAAGGATTCTGTGCAGCACCACGGCCGCCGCCTCTTGGCCCGACCTATGTAGCCGCTTTCTGAACTGGAGGTAAAGCTCAAGGCTCCACGTCATGCCATACCAAACCCCGATATGACCGCCATACTGGAAATTCATGCCGTGCCCGGCGCTGGCCGGATGCGTCAAGAGCATCCGGATCTTCCCGGCGTTCCAATCGCGGAGATCGTTCTTGGTCTCGCCGAAAATGCGGACGTAGGGGAAGCGTTTCTTGATCCGATCCATATCGAACTGGAACGAGTAGGCGACCAAGACCTGCTTCCCCAGACTCTCCTCCATGATCTGCTCCAGCACGTCGAGCTTGGCGTCGTGGACGTGCTTGGTCGTGCCGTCGTCCATGTAGAGCGATCCGTTGGCGAACTGGAGAAGCTTGTTCGTCAGCACGCCGCCGTTGACCGCCTCCAGATCGAACTCCTCCAGCACCATGTCACGGGCAAAGCGGTCGTACTGCTCGCGGGCCTTCGGCGGCAGGATGATCCGGTGATCCTTCTGGATCAGCGGTGGGAGCGTCAGGTAGTCCTCTTCCTTGAGACTGTAGAACACGTCCCGGACCCGACGCATGACCTGCTTTTCCGAATGGTCGCGTGGCGTCCATTTCCGGGTCCAGTTGTCGTAGGAGAACCACCGCTTGAGGAACGCGGTCTTGGACGTGCCGAGGCGCTGGCCCTTGTCGATGATGAAGATCGGCCCCCAGAGGTCTTCCAGCCCCTCCGGCGACGGCGTTCCCGATAGCAGGACGACCCGCTTGAACTTGAACCGCATTTTCGCAAGCACGCCGAATCCCGAGACCTTCTTGACGCCCTTCGTGCCGTCCTTGCGCGTCGTGGGCTTGGTCCGCTTCATGCCGCCCGCAAGCCGCCGGGCTTCGTCATAGATCAGCATGTCGTAGGTCCAACCCCGGACGCCGAGGCGGTCCTTGAGCCAGACCAGATTTTCACGGTTGATGATATGCACGTCGCCGCCATACTGGAGCGCCGCGATCCGTTCGTCTTCGTCGCCCGTGATCACCGTGTAGGTCAGGTTGCGGGCGAACGACCATTTGGCGATCTCTTCCGGCCATGTGTTCTCGGCGACATTGATCGGCGCAACCACTAGGATTTTAGTCACAACATAGGACTGGAGGAGCGCGACCGCCGCGAACAGGCTGGCCGCAGTCTTGCCGAGGCCCATTTCCGCGCCGATGTAGACGCCGGGCTTCTCGATCATGCACTCGGCCATCCATTTCTGGTAGGGCCGGAAATCGAATTGCGTCAGTATCTTCGGCGCGCGGCCGTAGATGGCCTCCACCTCCGCAACACCGCAGAGAAGCTTGGGTTTGCGCCAGAACGCTCCGTAGATGATCTCACAGGCGGCGGGGTCGTCCCGAAGAGCCTTTGGGATATGCAGTTGCGGCACGATTCTCTATTCCTAAAATTCGGCAGGCGTCGGTGATGTCATTGACCAGATGGTATTCGCAGCCCGCAGCGATCAGACGATCCGCCTCGCGAACCTGCATCACCGTCCGGCGATCCTCCGGCACCCGGCTGTTCTTGGCCGGGCGCTTGAACTCGATGAAGACCACGCGGCCGTCCTTGGCGAACAGCCGGTCAGGCGCGCCCACGCGCCCCACCCACTGGAGCTTCCTGACGAACCATCCAGCGTCTTTCGCCCACTGGCATACCGGGCCTTCGACGTTCGCTTCGATCATGCGTACCTTCCGGCATCCCCTTTCTTCGCGGGGCCGACCTTCGCCCTCAATATATCCTCATCGGTGGCCGGGCGAACATACTGGAGGAGTTCTCCGGGCCACCGAGCCCTGCGCAAATCTCCGGGCCAATCGTGCAGCATAACATTATTGCTACGTCCGATGGCCTTTACCACGCGAATCTCCTGCGGCCCCCACTCCGCGCGTTCAGTATCGGTCGCCGATAAACGCAGGCGAACCATGTCGCGGGGCACGAGGCTGCGTTTGTCGAAGTCCATGGCGATCCTCTGCTCGATCTCGGGCTTGTCCGGCGTTTCGAGGTCTATCTCGATGTCCTGCCGGAACCTGCCGTCGAAGAACTCGGCCGCCTCCCGAATAAAAACAGCCGTATCCTTGTCATACCCAGTGTAAGCCACCATCGGGCACAAGTCGAACTCGCGGACGGCGAACTCGACAATCTGGTAATGGTCGCCGCTCTTGACGTGCTTCCAAACAACCTTCTGGAACTCTCTTTCAGACGACATCTTCGATACTCCACTCTTCGTTGTCTTCATCCACCCATGTCTTGTCGTGGACCCCGCCCTCAACCGCTTCCCGGAACGCCATGCGGCTGTCCGCGATGCTGGAGAACCCGTAGATCATCCGTCCTTCGTACCAGTGGCCGAAGGTCACGCTGCGCTCGTGGTTCGTTACCTGATAGTGGCAGGTCCGGGTCTGCATATGCTGATCCGGGCCTACGAACATCATCAGTCGAATTTCTTCCGGTCTACCCATTACTCAATCCTTCACGAAAATCTTGCTGACGAACCCGGCCGAGCCGAGCGGCAAACCCGGAGCCCACGGAATCGGCCGCGACATGGCTTCCTGCAACTGCTCCAGCCGCTCCTCCGCTTCGGCTTCCGGCACCAACCCCACAAGCTGGTCATGGACGTGAATCCTGATATCGATCTTGTACTCGCGTTTGGCGATCCGCATACCATTGGCGAGGATGTCGCGGGCAATCGCTTGGTCCGCGTTCTCGGTGATCTTGCCGGGATGCGTCGGCTGGCGCACCCATTGCTTCTTGTCGTTCAGGCCCTCGTAGGTGATCGTTTCCTTCATCTCGCCCCACGGGGCCTTAATCATCTCGATACGCGGACGGCAATAGTGCAGCGCCCGGCCGCTCGGCAGGATCATCCGCATGAAGGGAGCCTTCATGTCGAACCGGATCATGTGATGGCGCTGCGGCAGGCCGGTCCTGATGCACTTCCGCGCGCACCGTTCGATGGCATACCAGAAATCCTTGACCTCTTCGAACTCGCGCCGGAAGGTATCGACCGAGAGTTTTGCCTGCTCGGACGTGAACTCCGTAATCCCCATGTTCCATGCGTAGCCGAGGAGGCCGGTCGCCTCCATCTCGCCGGTCTCCCGGTTGAACCGTTTCTCGCCCGCGCCGAGCATGTAGCCGCAGCCCAACACGCCGGGCTTCGAGATCGTGCGCTTGCCGGAGTCGCCGCCCTTGTATTCCGCCCACCGCTGGTCATAGGTGCCGCCGAACAGGTATGTCGCGAAATCGATATAGGGGTCGCGATTGAGTTCGAAGACCCGCAGGATTTTCCGGCATTTAGCGATCCAGCCGAGCACCCGATTCTCGATGGCGTTCAAGTCGGCGTCGATCAGCATGTAGCCGTCCGGCGCTTGCGCGCAGGGCCGGATGCAGGATGTCAGCACGTCGAAGGCGTCGGGCCAGAGGAGCTTGAGCGCGGGCGCGTAGAGCGTGGCGACATGCTGCGCCGCGACGGCGATGTTCTTCTCGATCAGCTTGGTCGCCGGGCGCGGCAAGTTCTGGGCTTGGAACAAACGACCGCTCCAGCGCCACGTCCGACCGGCCCCGGCGAATTGGAAAGCGTTTCGGATCACGACCTCTTCTTCCGTCTGGTCGCACGCCTCGACCAGCGCGTAATACTTTTTCGGCGAAGCTTTGGCGGCCCGGATGCGGTGCCAGAGCACGCGCCGGATCACCGCGATCTCTTCCCATTCGGCCTGCCAGATATAGTCCTGCCCGGCCCGCAGCGTGTCCAGAACGATCTCGACCAACGCCTCGGCCTGCTCCTCGCTGACGCCCTCCTCGGCAAGCTGCGCGGTCGCCTTCTCCTCGCCGCGCTTGACGTGGCCAGCCTTCAAGTCTTCGAATGGATAGCCGCGATCCCGGAGCCACGGCAAAAGCTGTTTGGTCGAGCCGGGGTTGTCGAGCCCGGTCAGGGTCTTCATTTCCTCCATCGTATCGACCATCAGGTCCTCGTAGATGGAGATGGCGTTCTTGACCATCGGCATGTTGATGGGAATCCCGGCCTGATTGATCTCCTGATCAATCACCCACAAATCCCACTCTTCCTTCGGCATGTCGAAGTTCTTGAGCTTCCGGTAAATGCCGCGCTCGGCTTCCACGTCCGTCCGATTGTAGAGCTTGAACTCCTCCCAGTCCTCGGGCGCGTCATGCGGCATCCATCGGGTCGAAGGGTTGTGCTTGGTCGGCTTGCGCGGCATGCAGAATTTCTTGATCAGCGTCTTGCCGCGCTTCATCTTCTGCTGGTCCTCGGCCAGTTCGACCACCTTGCCCGCCTTCTCCAGCGAGCCCGGAAGCGAGAGCGAATAGGCCAGAACCATCGGGTCGCGCCAGTGCTCGTGCGGCACGTAGATGTCGAGAACGTGCTTCCAGATCGCCCATTCGAAGGGCTTGTTCCACGCGAACTTGATGGCGTTCGGATCACGGATCATCTCGTCCAGATCGCGCGGCATTTCCTGCCCCTCGGCCGGAACCCACTGGAGCACCGCTTCATCGTTGCAGGCGTAGGCGCACATAAGCACCTCGGCCGCGTCCCGTCGCGCGTACACGTCAGAGCCAACGTCCATCACGGACACGTCGCAGAATGTTTCGAAGTCATGGTGAAGGCGGTAGTGCTTCCCGCGTGAGCGGATAACGTCGTTCGCCGCGCGCGCGGCAGCTTCGATTACATCGCGCGGCAGGCCCCATTGCTCGGTGCCGCTCGCCAGCCGTTCCATGTAGAACTGGATAATCTCGTCGGACATACCACACCCTGCGAATGGGCGGCCCCCGGCCTCGTTCCGGGAGCCGCGACGATGACATCAAACAACACTGTCGATGTCTTCGTCTTCCTCGTCATCGTAGCCGCCGCCGTCCATGTCCTCGCCTTCCTCGGCTTCGATCTCCGCGAACTTTTCGTCCGCGTCGATAGGCCCGCCACCGGAGAAAGCGGTTCCATGCTTGGAGAACTGCACGGCTTCGACCGAGGCGTTCAAACGCTTGCCATAGTCGGGATGGTCCTGCGCCCAAAGACGCACCAGCATGTTGACGTAGCAGCCGGAATAAAGCTGACCCGGCTTGGCCGGAATCCACTTCCCCTTGCTGTCCTTCTGCTTGGTGATCAGGACCGGCTTATCGGGGTTGTTCGCCGACACGTAGTAGTGCCCGGCATAGCCTTCCCAGTCCTCTTCGTCGCCGTCGCGCACGCAAACGCGGTCGGCCTTGAGCTTGGGGATTTTGTCACCCCATTTCTTCTTTTTCACGTCCTCGGCCGCGCGCTTGAGCTTCGCCATATTGGCCTTGCCCTCGGCGGTGGTCTTAGAAATCAGACCGTTGGCCTTGTACTTTCCCGGCACCATCTCGCCGTTGTCGTTTTTCTGGGGCTTGCCCGGCTTATCGAGGTCGGCGAAACTAAGCCGCACGTTCGTTAGCAAGACTTCCCCAACGGGTGTTTCTGCCATCACTCTTCTCCATCTTCGTCTGCTTCGATCCCGTCGAACTGAACCATCTTCGACGGAAGGGGGTCGCCGGATGCCGTGATCGGCACCAGCGTCGGCTTGCCTTCCGGCTGGCCGATATACAGGGCCAAGTCTTCCTTGACCTTTTTCTTGCCCAGCAACTCCTCGGCGACCGGCGGCGTGATCAGCGTCTTAGGCTGATATGCCTTCTCCTCGCCGACCTGCGCCACCAGATAGCGCTCGACCGCCTTCGGGTCTTGCCAGAAGCGATTGCCGCCCCGGCCTTTCACGACCTTGAGGAACGGCAGTTCCTCGCCAGCCGCATATCGGGCCATCATGTGGTCATGGAGCGCGTCCAGCCAGCGTTTTATGGCCTTGCGGTGCAGCCAGACATAGGACATGCGTTCGGGCGTCCAACCCTCGAAATCTTCAACCAGCGGCGGCGTCACGTCGAACTGAATCCCTTCATCAATATCTTCGAACCGGAGCCCCACCATGCCGAGATTATAAGCAGCATGCGTGGCACAGTCCGCGCGCGCCCGGCAATACTTGCATTGCTTCTCCCCGGCCACGCGAGGCGCGTTCGGGTCGTAGGTGGCCGCCGCGTCGATCCTGATCCGGTCGCCCTCTTCGAGCAACCATTCCATGGTCGTCTCCCACCGGCCGCCGCCGTCCGGGATGCGAGGCTGATAGATGATCAGTTCGACCTCGATCCCCTCCGGGTTCCAGTCGAACAGTTCCCCGGCTACGGTATCCCACGCACCGAGGCCGTAAAGTATAGCCTGATCGTTCTCGATGGGAGAGACGGCCACCTTGCCGTATTTCCAGTCGAACACGATGATTTTCCGCCGATGCGGGTAGATGATAATCACGTCCGAGGTGCCGAACCCACCGGGCTCCAGCGTATAGGACTCAATAGAGACCTGCTCCTCGACCCTGATTATACATCCCGGCTCCATCAACTCTTCGATAAGATCGAGGCCGCCTAGCATGTGATCGACCATCTCTTGGTTAAAAGAGACGGTATGGCCCGATACCACGACCTCTTCCCCTTGGGGCAAGAACTGCGGATCGATCCCTGTCAACAGGCAGATTTCCGCCGCGTCGTGAAACACCGTCCCTTCGGCGGCCTCACGGCCGACCCTATCGGGCCGACCGCGTTCGGCGTTGATCTTTCCGGGACAACGCCGCCATCCGTGGGCTCCAGACGGCGATCTCGTAGCGTGCTCTTGGATTTCTTCGGTCACGCCGTCAGCCCCGATCAGACCACGCTGCCGCCGTCGTCTTCATCGCCTTCGTCGCCGCCGCCGAGCACGTCGTCAACGTCTTCGCCAGCGATCACGCGGTCAAGGATTTCGAAGGCTTCCGGCCAGATCGAAGGATCGGCCTCGGTCATCTTCGCAACGCCGAAATGCTTGTTGATGGCGACGACGTTCGCCAGACGCGCGGCGCGCTCTTCCTTGTCGGCGACCTTGAGATATCCGCCGAACTTCTCCTGCACGGCTTCGAGCGTGATGCCCTTCGGCTTGCGGGGCTTGCTTGCGGTGGTTTCCGCCTTGGTATCGGCCTTGGTCGAAGCCGAAGCACCGGCCGTCGTGCCGCCCTTGGAGGACTTGACGAAAGCCGTCAGGGCGGCGGTATGGTTGTTCAGAGCCTCGGTAAGCTCTGCGAGGGTTTTCTCGATGGACATGTGTTCTCCATATGATCACGGTGATCTTCGGTCAAGCGACCGTCGCCGATATAGGACCGATGAAATACACTTGTCAACTATCCGTTGGGAGTTTATATGGGATGAAACTTCGGAGTACGGAATGAAAGAGCCCAAGATCAGGAAAATCAAGGACTGCGGCCCGCTGCACGACCTGCTCCTCCGCGCCTGCCCGCCCCATAGCCGCGTGAAGGGCGAGAACAACGAGCGAATCTACGTGCCGGACCCGAGCGGCACCAAGTCCATCGCCATCCTCGCTCACACCCTCAACATGTCGGCGTGGGGCGTCCAGAAATGGTGCAAGGACGGCCGCGTGCCGCCGAAGCGGGCGCGCGAGATGGTGGATAACAACCCGGACGAAGTTTCCCTTGCCGATTTCGGCCCCTTCGTCTACATGTGACGGGTTGCCAAAACTACCAACATCACGTAGCTTCGGCCGCTGACATTTTTGTATTCCTGACAGGATTCGGCATCATGACTGTAGTTGTGGACCGGCGCGATCCGCGCTGGAATGACGCCTCGTGGCGAACAGAAACCCTACTGGCTACGATTGCCGATCACCGACTCACCTCTGCCGAAATTGCCACTCTGACGGGGCGATCCGTAGATACCGTTCGCCAATGGCGCTCCGGGCGTCATATCGCGATCCCAACGACCGCCCTGCGTCTCTTGATTCTGGAACTCGCCGTCGGGGGTCGCAATGCCCTCCTCTAAACACGATCTCCTGACGCTGCACTGGTCCGAAGGCAGCGGCCGGAACCTCGCCAAGAACAAGAACTACGCGGGCCACTGGGCGACCTTCAAAAAGAAGTTCGCCTCGCCGCTCGTCACCCCCGAGAAGCGTAAAGCCTTCGACAAGCTCTCGAAAGAGGCGCAGGACGACCTCAAGAAGATGGCGGGCTGGATCAGCGGCGCGACCTTCGACGGCCACTGGCGCAACAAGAAGAACCTCCGCGACCGCGACCTGATGACGCTCGATATCGACTATCCCTTCGACGGGATCATCGAAATGATCGACGCGGGCGTCTTCCCGGTCTCGCACTTCGTCGGCCTTTGGCACTCGTCGCGGCGGCACACCCCGGACAAGCCGCGTATCCGTGGCTTTTTCCCGCTGAGTCGCGCCGTCACCGCTGACGAGTACGTGGCGATCACCCGGCACTTCGCCTATCTGATCGACAAGACCATGCGGACGGTCGATAAGGTCACGTTCCGGCCGGTCCAGATGATGTTCCTGCCGACCTGTTCCAAGGACGACCGGCCGCACTACTACTACCACGTTCAGGACGGTGCCGGGACCGAAGTCCTCGACGTTGACGCCTTCCTTGACGAGATCGAAGAGGTCCACGGAAGCTGGAAAGACATTTCCAAGCTGCCGCACCACCCCGACGAAGGCGATAGCGAGTTCCGCCAGCGCGCCGAGAAAGCCGAAGACCCGCTGGAGAAACGCGGCCCCGTCGGCGATTTCTGCCGGGCCTATCCTGATATCGAAGTCGCAATGGAGAAGTTCATTCCGGGCTTCTACACGCCCGGTGACGAGCACTCCGGCAACCCGCGCTATTCGTATCGGGACGCCACCTCTTCGAACGGCGCGATCATCTACGAGGGCAAGTTCCTCTATTCGTTCCACGGTACGGACCCCTGCGCCGAACAACTGGTCAACGCCTTCGACCTGATCCGAATCCACCTCTTCGGCGAGGAGGACAAGGACAAGGATTTCGAGAAGGTCAGCGACCGGCCGAGCTACAAGAAAATGATCGAGTTCATCAAGGATGATCCCGGTTATCGCAAAGCGGTCGCGGCCCGGAAATACGCCGGGCTGGAGAGCTTTGCCGACATCGAAGAGGACGAGAGCGATGAAGAAGAAACCGACGACCATGACGATCCGGTTGAAGAAGGGGATCAGCCCGACGCAACTGGAGAACCTGATGGACGCGCTGAATGGGAAGCGGCCTTCGACGGCATCGAACCCGAAGAGCCCGCCGACGAAGAGCCCGAAAAAGAGCGGGTAGCGCCGAAGCGGAAGTTCATCAAGCCGCCGAAAGGCTGGTTCACGAAGCTGCTGGAGACCAATCAGGACGGCAACCTCGTGGCCTCGCTGTCCAACATCAAGCTGATCCTCCAGTTCGACAAGCGTTTCTGGGGCAAGATCGGCTTCAACGAGTTCACGCAGCGCACCGTGCTTCTCGGCACCATCGATTTCGGGCTCAAGGGCATGAAGCCCCTCGTTTGCAAGGACCCGATCAACGGCGATCCGTGGCAGGACCACATGGACAACGCCCTGCATGTCGTCTTCGAGTCACCGCGCGGTGACGAAATCCCCGGATACGGCGTCCGCGTGGCCGTCGGCGACATTCGCATGGCCGTGGACAACGTGGCCCGCACCAACGGCTTCCATCCGATCCGGGAGTACCTGACCAGCCTCAAATGGGATGGCGTGCCAAGGGCCGAGCGGCTGTTCATCGACTATCTCGGCGAGGCCGACACACCCTACGCGCGCGAGGTCGCGCGGATGTTCCTGACGGCCGCCTGTTACCGGGTCATGACCCCCGGCTTCAAATGGGACAACATGCTGATCATTCAGGGCGGGCAGGGCACGCGCAAATCCACCTTCGTCAACCGGCTCGCGGGTCGGGCGTGGTTCGGCGAACTGCACGCCCGGCTGGACGACTTCGGCCGGATCGCGGAACAGATCGGCGGCGCGTGGCTCCTCGAAATGCCCGAACTCGCGGGCTTCACCAAGACCGATGCGAACCATCTCAAATCCTTCTCGCGCAAGGTCAAGGACAACTGGCGCATGGCCTACATGCAGCATATCGCCGAGCTTCCCCGCCAGTTCGCGCTCGTCGGCACCACCAATCAGGACAAGGTGCTCAAGGACGACACCGGAAACCGCACCTATCTGATGCTGCGTGTACACGTCAACCGCATAGACACCGACAAGCTGGAGCGCGAGCGCGACCAGATATGGGCCGAGGCCATGACATGGCACGCCGCCATGCGGGCCGCTACGCCCGAAGGCGACCTGCCGCTGGAGTTCCGGTCGGAAGAAGCAATTACCGAGGCCGTGATGCGCCAGAACGGGGCACGGCTCGAATCCTTGACGGAGCGGCTTGTCCGCGAGGTGTTGGACTGGGCCGATACGCCGATCACCCTTCACGCGCTGCGGCAGGAGATGGGTCTCGGTGATGTCGAAGAGGCGTTCGAAGCATCGGCCGACCAGATGGTCCTCCGCACCAGTTTCCGGGAAAAGGATGTTCGGGAAATCCTGTTTAAGCAGGACAAGGCATCCTTCAACCCGCAGACCGACGCAGCGCTCCAGCAAGTCTTCCACAGCCTGCCGAATTTCGGCTGGAGGAAGGCCGGAGAGCGAACGAACCGACGGACCCGGTTCGGCATAAAGGGCATCTGGTTCGACCGGGAAGGCCCCTATGGAGCCGAAGGATACACCGAATATGACGATTTCAACGCGGAGGATTACGTATGATGGGACTTTTATCCTGTCGATGAAGATTGACTTACCCACACCCGTAATCGCCCGGCAATCGAGCCGGGCTTTTTTTTACCCATATGGGTCGTTCGACCCGTGCTCGTTTCGATTACCCACAGCCGTAAAAATGGTCGTTTTTGGCCTCGGGGGGTGTGACCTCGCCGCAAACCACTGGAAATCTCGACGTTGCGGGCCGTCGAAGACCCCTCGGGGTCACAGAGGTCACACCCTCTCTAGGAGGACAAACCGGGGGTACTACAGTACGATTCACCAAAAATCCTACCCTTATCTGAGACTTATTGTTATAAAAAAGCTAAAAGTGTGACACCTGTGACCTCAAGCATTGATTTTATTGAGAAATTTGGCGTTTTGGGTGTGACCTACCCGTGACCTACCCGTGATCCCGTGACCCCGACCATTGATTTCATTGAACATTTACCCACACGGGTAATTAGGCGTCCTATGAGGGGGAAAAAAATCCTAAATCCGGGAAACCGTGGAGATCGAGCAAAATCCCATCGTTTACCCAGATAAAGTCCGCGATCCCGTGTCGGCGAGACCCCCGTGGCCGTAATTAACGTTGACGTAAACGTCAAAAACTCTGGAGAACCGAGGCTCTGCGCATCC